AGAATAACCAATAGAGTCAGCTGACACCTTGCCACCTTTCATCTTCCACAACAATGTTTGTGTTGTAACGATAACCGGAATGTTAAGCTTCTGAGCCACACGCTTCAACGCACGAGTAATATTAGTCAACGCCTGAGGTGTATTGGCATCGCCTGTCACCTGGTCCATCATCAAATAGACACCATCCACAAAAAGTACGTCCGGCTTGAGTTGTTCTGCCTTAGCGACAAGAGAGTCTACTGTCAGGCCATTCACAGCGTCTACCAAGTGGAAAGGATGCTCAGTCTTCATATCATCATAAAGCTTCAGAAGACGGTCCTCCTCAGTTGAGTTTAGTTTACCACGACGCATACGACCATTAGAAACGTGTGCACGCATTGAGTCATGACGTTGAGACTGCTCATGGTTGTTCATCTCAAAAGACTGGAACATAGGCACCAGACCCGCTGCATGGACGTTTATAGCCATCTGTAGGGCAATCTGTGACTTACCAGTCTTTGGTGGAGCAATAACAGTAATAAGTTGTCCGCCCTGCAAACCTGCAGTAGCCTCGTCAATCTTCATGAAGCCAGTAGGAACACCTAACATCTTGGCGTTCACTAGTTCCTCATACTCTGCCCAACGACGGTCAGGGTCTTTGCTGAGGTCCACGTGAGTAGTACCAATGACTCCCTGCTCGTTTACTAATGCAATCGCTTTGGACATCTCTGTCAATGCTGACTCATGGTCATTGCTGTTCAGTGCAAGCACGACATCTTCAACACTATTACGAGTCAAAGTACGACGGCGAAACTCAACCATCTTGTCAATCAAATAGTCGAGGGTGTCCTCTACAACTAGAGTCTTGAAGTTTGGGAAGTTGTCGTTTACAGCTATGGCTGTAGGAACCTCACGATAATTGGTGTAGTGTTCACGAACAAACTTCCACACACGGCGCAAGTCATCATCAACAATCCAATCGTCTTTGATTCCACGCTCCAGTACAGGGATGATATCCCTATCAATAATAACTTTGCTAACTAAACGGTACTCGTTATCTGCTGCCATTTTATCCTCCTATAAGTTTTGTAATTCTATACCCCATGAACCGTATCTTGCAACACGTCCTGGTAAATCTATAACGCCTTTTAAGTTACTGCGGTATGGTAACTCAGAAATAAAGTCATCAATATTGGCATATAACTCAGCATAATTAAACGGGTTTCCTCCCCGCCTGTCAAGTCTATCCATAATTGAATCAAGGTGCTCTTGGGTCCAGTCTTCTGTTTCAAAACCAGCTAGCTCCACTGAAAGCCCAAATTTATTAGCCAGTATCCACAGCTGGGATAGTGACAGGTTATTTAGTTTAGAGACCTTGCGGCTAGTCGAAGACTTTAGAAACTTACGTGTTTCCTCTATCTCCGACTCAGCCACAACATCAATTAGTACTATGATACGTGGCGGAGTTTCATTAGAAATATCTCCGCCCTTCATTAGTAGATTACTTCAATCTTTGCATTGTTAATAATAAACTTGCGAAAAGACTCCGCATCATCCATTGCCTCTAGAACTTCGTTATCAGCAATCTCTTTTGAAATCTGGACTGCGTAATGCCCGCCATTCTTTTTCATGTGGTTCTTAACAAACCTAGAGTGCTTACACCCATTGTTTGATGAAAAAGAGTTGCAATTACAACGGACATGGTCTGGTGAATCTTGACTAATTTCAACTTCATAAATCTTGAAAGTTGTTGGTTCTAGAAATATTTGAACTGTACGCCAGTTATTCATTGTATCTTCCTTTACTTTTTGTTTTTACGTAGGTCTTGACCGTCAATACGAACACGAGTAAAAGCCTCGTGAGCAAAGCTACCCATTGCTGCCCCGTATTGTGCTGTCCAATCTTCACGTTTTACGTTTGTCGTGATAATTGTTGGTAGAGCTTTATCATAACGGGAACGAAGAATCTCGTCAAATGAACTGTCGTTATAAGTAGAGCCGTATTCTTTTCCTAAGTCATCTAGAACTAGGACACGAACGTTTAGCCAGTCTTCTTTAGCACGGCCATGGAAACCCTCCATCTCACGGTACAGCTCCTTACGAAGTTCACCCTCTGCATCCATGATTGCTTTCTTACGAGATAGAAACTCTGGAAAAGTCATGTAATAAATTGGGCGAGACTGCATACCGAAAGTCTCTGGGCTCATGGCTAGAGTCTCCCTGGCTTCATCCTCGTTCTCTGAAAGGTTGCGAACTAGCTCCATCAGAGCAACAACAGCATGTGTTGTCTTTCCTAGTCCTGGGCCACCGTCAAACAGTAGACCGACACCTGTCATGCCTAGCCCACCAATTTGCTTGATAACCTTGCCTTCAAGGACTTGCTCTAACCAGATATCCACCTCTTCAGGAAACTCCCCTGTAGTTGCAATGATATCTGCTGGTTCCATGCCAATAAAACGGCGAGGAATGTTAGCACTGCGAAGTAGCCAGTGACGTTTAATTGGTTCGATTTGTGATATGTCGTATGTCATTATTGCCTTCCTAATTTTGCTTCGTGACGTTCTAATGCTGCCTTACCAATGATAGTGTTGTCAAATACTTTTCCATCATTAGCTATTAAATTACTATTATCTTCTTCAATGACTACTTGACTAGTTTGATTTAGCTTATTGACATTATTAGTTATAAAGACTAAGAAGATATTAATAGTTTTACTTGGTTGTCTTTTAACTGCTATTAAGTTTCTTTCATCACCTATAAACTTGTCAAGTAAATCAAGTTCCATAGTTGCAGTTATTCCAAAATCCTTACGATTCTTAGCTAGTAAGATAGTAAGAGTTTTAGTGTTTATCATATTTGGTATGCCACGAATCTTATCGTAGATACGCCAACTAAACTCACTTGCAACATCTGCAGGAGTCCAGTCCTCTTTTTCCCTTTGATGACGGGTTTTAGAACTCTTTTTACTTACTGGTATCTTCTTTTGGCCAGAAGGAATATCACCATCAAGTAATCCAAATCCTTTTATATCATCATCATCATCATTCCACCTATTCACCTATTCTCCTATTAACGACGGGTTATAGGAGTAATAGTAACAGGCCTGTTTAATAAATGCAAGACAGACAATGAAAAGAATGCAGAAGCTAACCCAATAACAATAAGTGGAAGCCCTGTAATACCCATAACCCAAGCTGCACCATAGGATAAAGGTAGTGTTAGAATCCGTTTCAACCAACGGTCAGTGCTCATAAATGAGCCAATAAATTCCAAGACATAGCCAGTAGCCATTCCTGAAATAATTACTAGAATTAAAGTGTTCATATACTATATAGTACTATGAAATATTAGACAACGCAACATCTGTAAAACTTGTGCTTCCATAGAATGTGACATAGTATGGTGTACTAATAGGAAGGTAGTCTTCAATTGAGTCCATAAGATGAGCAATACGTAATGACAAGTTTGGGTAGTAAGCAGAAGGAGATGCATTTGTATCCCCAGTCCATGCTCCTCCAGAAAAGTCTCTTTCTCCATCAAAATAGTCTGTAGCAACTGAGCCAGGTTCAAGTTGAGCTGAGTCTAACACAAAGTCTTCACCCAGGGTAGAGGTGGTAACTTTTACTGTTAAAGTACTTGGTGCGTTAGTGCAACTAATTGACACTGAAAACCTTTGCCAAGTGTCTGTTAAACTTACTGTTTTACTTGAGATTTTTGTGCCGTCAGTTAAAACTAAAATAACATCTTGATTTCCAGAAATGCTCTTGGCGTAAATAGAGTACGTGTAAAATTTAGAGGTTAATAATTCACCAGTGTAACTAGTCTGTATAGTACCTAGATATGTGCCAGAAAAAGTTGCTGGAGTAGATATAGAAACCATATAGTTAGAACCAGGAGCAAGGTCCATGGTAGTATCTACAGTAATTGGGGTTAAGTTGGTAAATGTCCAGTTATTTGGAACGCTACTAGTACCAAGTTCAAAAGAAGGGTTTAAAATGTAGTTATATTTAGTAGGAGCCAAAGAGACTGTTACCCCACGAGGTTCAATGTAATTGGTGGGAGAAGTTGATGTTGTATACCCCGGAGCAGAGAGAGGGATTAGTTCAAACTGAACCATATCAAAATAATAGGTAGAGGTTCCAGTAGAGTCAAAATCAATTCTTATTGCCGCGTAAACTGCGTTATTAGGAGCTTCAGACGAATACCACTGTCTAGACCAACTAGTGCTAGTAGTTGAAGAGTACCCAAGAGAACTACTTGAAATAAACTTTCCTTGGTAAGTATACCATAGGATATTTAAAGTGATATTTGATGAACCTTGAACATAGGTTGACACAGTGTAAGTACTGCCTGCAGTAACTGGAATTCCATTATTTATAGGGTTATTTGTTCCGTAACTAAGTGACTGAGAAGTTCCAGTTGTGTCTACTTTTAGACAATAAATAGAATCTAATGAGTTTAACTCTGTTGCGGTTGTTTTATCAGACGTTATTGTTAAAGTGACGCCATCTCCCGGTAACCAACCGCCAATAGCCGAACTAGCAGTCCAGTCTTTAATATCAAACGTGCTATCTTCATGTGACAACATAAGATTTGCAGTTTCTGTAACTGTTGTGTTGTACCCTGTAAGGTCTTTTGTAAATAACTTTAAACTGTTTAGTGTGCCTTTACCGCCATAAATAGTTAAAGCATCTCTTACTAGTCTTTTTTGGGCTTTGGTAGCTAGTTTGTTGTAAGCTTTAATACCAAGCTCAAAAGATTTAAGCTGAAGAATTTCTGGAGAAGAACCTGAGTTATTATTATCAGGGATAATTAATTTAGCAAAACTTAAGAACTCGTCAATAGTGAATGAAAATCCTTCAAAGAACTTAGAAATTAGTGAGTTTTGAACTTTACCTGTGTCATCTACGTATGAATACGATGAGTTGGTTTCGTCTAATGGGGATACTGATTGACTAGTTAATACTTGTGGTAGATAAGATAAAAAACGTTGATGAGTAGTAGAGAAATCTATTTCGGAATCTATAGACTTATCCCCCATGATTCCTTTGCCAACAAACACGCTTTTTACAGCGTTTGTTCCACTAGTAAGAGTGTGCTTAAAAGGGACAAGAGTTAGAGTTTCACCAACAGGCTCCCAATAGGCATCAGGTGCTCGTCTTAACCACGCTCTATAGTAGGCAAACCTTCCCTCAACCAAAGGAGTGTCTAAAATTCTGTCTCCGGTAGGAAAGCTATTTACAGCAGTTTCATAAATTATCTTTCCATCTTCAGCAGTTTCTGGGTAACCATCTTGATTTCTAGTAATTCTAAACTGAATATAAGAACCAGTTGGTGCAGCATACTCTAAGTAAACTTGGTTGTAGTTTATAGCAGTAGCTACCATAGGACGAGCAGAATAGTCTAGCGGGCTACCGTCTCCATAAAGAGTGCCATCATTATACTTAAAACTGTTATACAAAGCCATGCTATCTCCTGTTTTTAATTTCTATTATTATGCTATCTGCTGGACAGTTAGAATAAGGGCAGCAGTTGTTGGTCTAGCCGGGTTAGTGCCAGCAACGTAAGACTCTAAGCTAACCTTATTCGATTCTGCGCCCCATTGCAGTTCAAGATACTGTCCTGCTTTAAAACTCAGAAAGTAGTTCCATCCAATAATAGCGTGTCCATGAACCTGCCCGTGTGAAGCCGGAACAGCTGCAAAACCAGTGCTACCAACAACATGGCTACCGTCTATTGCTAACCAAACATAGATATCTTGATTTTGGTTATCAATATTTTGAAATTGTCCTGACCATTGAATATTATATATTCCGGAATTTTGAAAGTAAATTCTAGTTGTGTTTGTATTTGAGATGTAAATACCAGATGAATAGTCTGTGGTATCCCAAGGAAAAATTTGCTCTACATTTGGGTTAGTTATTGCTTGCCTACCCATATATTGAAAAGCCCCATAATTTCCAGTAGAATTGCTAACAACAGGAGCTGTAACAACCTCATTAGTTGTAGTGGTTACTACTTCAGTACCAGTACTTTGTGCACCAAATGTACCTGCCCAAATAGGATAAGATGGGTCTCCACCTTCAAACATAACCCAAACACCTTGACCAACTTTTGGAATATTAGTAGCTATTCCGGGCTTTTCAACAGGCCATGCCCACTCTGTGTGTTGGTCTGCTAGTATCTGTGGAACTTTAAGTTGTAAACGGTATAGGTTTAAAGGGTCGTCAGAATTGTGGACAACACCTCTGTAAACTCCATAAAACCTAGCATTACCGTAAACATCTTTAATCATTATGCGGCTACAATCACACTTACTGCGTAACTTGTAACTGTTACTCCATCGCTAGCTGTAACGTTAATTACAATTGGGTTAAATACGTTTAGGCTATTAGAGACGTAACCAAGCGCAGTAAACCCACTACCGCTAGAGCCAGAAGTATTGTTTACAGTAATTGAGCTACCTGAGTCAATTGCAGTAGGAGTAACAACTAGAGAAGTAGACGCACTTGGTACAGTTACTTGGTAGTTATATACTCCAGAGTTAAATGTTTTAGACCAAGTAACTGGAGTTACAGTAGACCCACCAGTATTCTTAGCAACTATTGTAACACCTGATAAAGTAGAGACTGTAGACGCTTGAGTTAAAGTTATACCTGATTCTTGGAAAACAAATATTTCATCAGGAGTTCCAATTAAACTGTTTTTACCAGCCCCACCATATCTATATAGACCAGTTACTTTAACATTTCTAACTCCATCAACTTGACGCAGTTTAAACTCAACTTCTTCAGGAGTAATAACATCTGCAAATTGTAGATTACTAAATGAAAAGTCATTAGTAATAGCTGTTTTAATGTTTGACTCAACTACCGCCCCTGAATACTGAGGCAATGCAGAATAAGTTACATTCACAAAAATGTCCGTATAGGTAGGGGCACTGTATGTAACTGTTGTTCCAATTGATTTTTTATCATTTAAAAAATTGGGTACAGTAGTTTTTAGTAAGTAGTCTAATTGAGTGTTGTTTTCAGAACCTATAATTCCAGGGTTAATGTCAGATAAACCAGACTGAATAGGAGCAATATAAACTGTAACATTGCTTCTATTGCTAGCAGTAGCGTTTGCTTTAGATACACCAGGCACAGTCAACGCAAGGTTGGCAAAGTCTTCTAGTGTAACCGCTCTATTAAGGCTTCTTAACGCTCTTGGAGTGTTATACCGAATACTATCGTTTGTTTCTGGGTCTCCACCACCTTGGGCAGCCTGTGGGTTAGTTACCTTAATTACACTTCTTAGCCTTGCCTCAGTTTCAGTGCTAAGGCCTGGAATTTTTCCAAGAGAAGTTATAGTTCCTGCACTAACATTTCCAATAACTCCACCACCAGCATTGTAGACTGCTTTAATAGTTGATTCTGAAGTTGGGATAGAACCAGAAATTCCGTCACCAAAATTGACTACAACTTGGTTTTTAGAATTAATCGTAACATTAAAAACTTTGTCTCCAGCAGAATAGTCTCTAATACTTTGAACTTGAGTCCATTGCTCAAAAACAGTTCCATTATCTACATAAACATTTACGCTAGTTGGGTTTACTTTAGTTTCCTTAAGAAGGAAAGACTGGTCTGCACTTCCATCAGATATACCAATTTTTTCACCAGTAATATCATATGAAACCGCAGAAATGTTCGCAGCGTTTTCTGCTCTAAGAGAAACGTCTTCACCTTGAATAGCTAATACAGGAGAACTGGTGCCTTTATAAGGCACTACGGTATCACTTTGAGTGGTAAATACTAAGCTTGATGTAACACCTGCATCCGTAACAGACGCTGTTACTTGAGTACCAGCAGGAACAGTGTCACTTCCATTACTAAGAATTTGGCCAATAGTAGCACCGCCACCACCTAAAATTGCAGGAAGTTCTGAATAATAAACAGTTCCTCCAGAGGTATAAGTTCCACCAATTTGGGCAACTGCAGTACCAGTCTGAGAAGCAACTGTTGAGTTGTATGCATTAGTTACTTTAAATTGTTTACATAATACTGCTCCACCATTAGGTAAGCTATCTGCACCTCTAGAAGAGGTTGGAGCAGAAATTCTAAACTTATAGAGAGCAGCAGTTCCACCATTTACATAAGTGTCTGTAAAGTAAGCGTTTATTGTAAAGCTTTTTGTAGTAGGAGTGTTAATAATCTTAGCTTCAGAAATATTATACACAGAGCTGCTAACTCCATCTTTTGTACTATTAACTCCAGTAATAGTAACATACTGTCCAGAAGTAAGCCCGTGGTCAGTAGAGGTATTGTATGTTACTGTACCCGTAGAACCGGTACCAACCACTCCATTAATAGTAACGTTTGTAGTAGTTACGCTAGCAACATCAGCATCAGTGAAATTAAACCCTTGGTTTCGTGCTCCTGTAGGGTTTCCAACACTTGTGATGTTTACTACGTTAACGATATCTTTTACCGCGTATAACTTACTAGCGGTAAACTCAACGTATTGACTAGAACTGCTTCCACCATAAGCTGCGTTACTAATTACGGCAACGTCATCTCTAACAGAAGCAATAGTTGCTCCAGTAAAGTTATACCCAACTCCAGCAGCGGCACCATTAATACCCGTGATGTTAACAACTTGACCAGCAACAAAATCGCTCCAAGCTGAAAAAGTTACTGTACCAGCATTAGCATTAAGAGCCGTAATTGAAGCGTTATTATCAGTAGACTCAACAGTAAATGTTGCTGGAACTCCAGCCTTTGCAGTGGTAGTGGAGGCAATCACCCATTTGCCGTTATAGTTATTACTTGAACCAGATACAACTACATCTTTAATAGTTACTTTTTGTCCTGATACAGGGTTTAAAGAACCAATAGAAGTTACTGTAAATTTAGTTCCAGAGTTAGTAGCTGCACTAATTGCAGCTGAAGGTTGGTACCATATAACATTCTTACCAATATCGTTATAACCAACATACTTAACAGTAAATTTGCCATTGTATACGCTTGCGTCATAAGTTACGCTAGTTCCGGCTATCGTAGCGTTTATTTTAGTTGGAATACCAACAATGTTTATTGTATCACCAATAACAAACGTGTTGTCATTAGGAACAATCACTTTAGCTAGATTAGTGTATAGTGTTCCACTAATAGTGCCATTCTCAATAATGGCAGCACCAATTCCACCAGAATACCCAGAACTGTTACTAAACTGCAAATCAACAACTGAACTAATGTAGTTTGCTGGATTATACCCGTACATTTTAGCCAAATTTAAAAGGCTTTCGCGTTGGGTAGCAGTCATAATGTACGACTCATTGGCAATGCGGTCAATATAGTAGTTAATTAAATCGCCCATATAAGCAAAAGACTCGATAAGTGCTAGACCAAAATCAGAAGGGTCATTTCCCTGCCAGTTATTATCAGTGCGTTCTTTTACCCTACTAATTAACTGAGTTCGTAGAGCGTAATAGTCTCTTCCTGTATAGTCTACAGATAAAGGGGTTTTGTTTGCTGGGGCGGTCATAGTATCTCCTCAAAAGGGGCGTTTGTATCTGAAACAGTAACAATGCCTACTTCAGTTGTGGCTTGTTCTTTATTAGGTAGCAAGTAAACAACAGTAACAGTTAAGCTGTTTACATTTTCATCAAAAATAGGGTCAATTGAAGTTATTTCCAATAAAGGAAATTGTTCATGAAAAACTCTAGAAACTTCTTTTGTAACAACATCAGTAGTAGAACTTATGGTGTCAAATAGAGAAGCGCCAATTTTTGTACCATAATTTGGGCGCATTACTCTTTCACTAATTCTAGTTCCAAGAGCAATACGTACTCTATCTGCCCAAATTTCATTTTGAGTAGTAGCTAAAACCAGGTTTCCATTAGATAAAGACAAAGGTAATTTTAATGCCACTTCAGTTGTACTTATTTGGGACATATTATACTCCTACTGCTTTCCATTGTTGTGGAAGCTTTACAAATCCTTGACTTCCTTCTTTTATAATCATATCAGTAGATGATAGCTTTACGGTGTCCATGTTAAAGTATAGGCTTGAAATTCCACCATTTTGCAAAACATCCGCGTTAATTACCCCAACATTAGAGGCATCTCTAGTTCTAAATGAAGTCTGTACGGTGTCACCTAGGCCATCTGTTGCAATTTTTAACTCAATAACATAGTCTCCAATTTTGTGAAACATGTGCTTAGCCTCTTTAACCATCCAAAAACCATCAGTAAGGTTACCTGTTCCTGATATAAAAGTTGTTGAAAAAGGCCTGATTCGAGGGTCTCCTTGACCGTGTACCGTAGCAGGAAGATTAAATCTAGCAAGTTCAGCAGCACCTTTAGCTTCGACTAAAGCGGCTTCTGAGCTAGGAGCTACTCTGTCTGTTCTGTACTCAGAAAATAAAACATCAGTGTTTCTATCACGTAAGTTAGTCCCAGTTATAGCCGGACTAGCTTGGGATAGGTACTGTTTGTTTGTTATTGGGTCAACACCACCAACATTTTTAATAGTTCTATAGTTGACACTATCTTCAATATTGTCTCCGCTAATTACAGTAAAACTGTCTAGAGTCCTATCCAATGCCTGAGTGTTAAAAGGTATTGTAGCGTCACCAATACTAAGTATGGCTGCATTGCTAAACCCTAAGTCAATAAGTTTATCTAAGGGACGAAATATAAAGTTCATTCCATCAACAATTACCCCATAACCAATTCTTTTAGCCTGCTCAACAATCCACTCCCAGTAAGTTAAACCAGCTATTGTTAACTGTGGAAATTTTTGTGAAACATTATCCCCAATAAAATTAAACCCATACTCTTTAACAATTTCTTCTACAGCCTGGGGAATTGAGTAGTCTTTAAAAACTCTTGCAACTCTAGCCTTTAAAGGAAATGAGCTTCCAACACAAACAATAGTCATAGAGTTCATTCTTTGAGGGGAGTTTCCTTTAGACACAGTTGATACGTAGCCTACCCAACTTTTAGACAAAGTGTCCTGGTTCCAAGAAAATTGAATAGGTAGACCAGTGTGCAGTGAGTCAAACCAAAGAGTGCTTTCTGCTGGGTACTCTAAAACCATGACGTCATGGGCGTATTGTTTTTGGTATAAATCGATTCTTCTAGGCTGAGCCGTTAAAGACGGCAAAGTAGGAAAGGTAATAGCTGTGTTTGTACCTCTCCTATACTTACCAACAAAAACATCAGACACTTGGAATCCTTATTGTTGCTCCAATAGGAATAGAAAATGGGTCAATAATCTCTGGATTTGCATCCATTATTTTCCACCAAAACACAGGGCTACCTAAAAGTTGCTCAGAGACAAGGTCAATCCTGTCTCCAGTAGTCCAAGTGTAATAGTAAAAAGTAAACTTGGCTTTTGGAAAAGTTCGGTATACACCTAATCGGTATGTTTGAGTTCTTGCATCCTGTGCTTTTATGATAGTGCCAGTGGCGTATCTACTATCGGTGTATATCATTAAATTCCTCCTCCGCCGCCATTGCCGCCTGGGTACTGCCCTGAAACAGGGTAGTCGGGGAGACGAGCAAAGGCGATATCAACTGTGCTGAACAATGGCACCATACGCTCATTAAAAATCATATGGTTAATATTTAAACTGTTTACAACTCCAAGATACCGAAGTGATTTACCTAAGTGAAGTTCTACTGGGATTGCTGGTAACCAGCCCATATCAGCTGTGTTTTCTCCGCGAAGGTAACTGCTCATTGTTGTCCCCATAAGAACTCTCAATAAGTATTCAAGGTCATACATAGTGCCTTTATTATAGATATCTTTTTCTTCTTGTTGATTGGCAGGTGCTTTAGCATACCTATCTCTGTTTTGCAGGTTACCGTACTCATCATAATACTGCATATCAAAAATACGATTAATAATGATTTGGAAAGATACAGAACCTTGCGAACCAGAAACTCCCGCTAAGTTAAACATTTCAGTTCCAGAGGTAATCATAGTTACGTCTACGTTAGGTGAGGTGAAGTAACTCATCGCAACAGTTCCAGGGTTATATTGGAACTGGAACCCGTAGTTGTGTTTATCAAAATAGTCTGATGACTGAGCTTTATTTGAACCAGAGTTCCAAGCTTTTAATACCTGCTCAGAAGTAACAATCATACCTTTACTTCCAAGAACTGAAGTCCACAAATCACCAGCAGAGTGAACAACTGTAGGCTGGTTATGGGAGAGCATTAGTTTGTTTACAAAGTCTGTTCTATTGCTAAAATATGCTTCTTTTACAGAACTGGCATTATAAGACAAAGGAGTAAAGGTGCTTTTATTAATTGATTTATAAGCTCCAACTCCATTTCCAGTAATCTTTTTAGCATCTGTTAACGCTTGAATTGCTGAAGAGGTTTTAGAGATTTCTTTACTAACACCCAACGCTATGTTTAAGGAAGAAAGCTTTCCAGATACGATATCTCTTTGACTTTGTAAACTTATAATTGATTGTTCTAATATATCAATTGATGATTGGGTTGTGTTATTGTTTTGAGCAGGGTCAGAGTCGTTCAGTGTTTTAAGCTGTGTTTTTTTATCTGCAATTAAAATATCAAAATCTTTAACTTGCCTTGTAAGGTTTGATATTTTATCAGAATAAGAAGTCAAAGCCGCTAATTCATTTACAGCAATTTGTTGGTCAGCCGCTGCTGCAATAGCTTTATCACGTGATGATGTTGCTGCCGCCATTACATACCTCCTGTGTTAGATAGAAGTGAATTATCGTCTAGGTACTGTTTTACTAGTTGAGCAAATTTAACAGCATCAGCAGAAGTTACATCTGGAACTTGTACAACGATACTTACGTTATTGCTAATGTTATTTTTTGCACCCCCAGAATCAGAAGTAAGTACGTTTCCAGTAACTGGGGTGTACTTAGTAGGGTCACCGCTCATAGCTTGATTCCAAGCCCCTGCACTCATACCAAGGTTTGCCGCCATAGCTTGAACTGAACCAAGAATTTTACTTGTATCTCCAGAATATAGGCCAGATAAAGTGTTCATAGCATTAGTAATGTTTGAGGGTGTCCCACTCATTGCTTTAGCTCTGTCTACTGGACCGGCCACCGCACCCGAGGAGGAGGAAATAGGGGCGCCTGTTGAGTCTGGCTTTAAAGTCATTCCTTGGCTAGTACCGTTTACCAGACCGCTTAGTCCCATTCCACTACTTTGAATACTTCCCGCACTATCTGGGTTTACAGAGGTACCCATACCACCAGCTGTTTGACGTCCTTTGCGAATTTCAAAGTGCAAGTGAGCTCCAGCAGGTCCAAGTGGTTCAGTACGACCTGAGTTTCCTGCTTTACCAATAACCTGCCCTTTACTAACAGGGTCATTTGCTTTTACTAATACCTGAGATAAATGTCCATAAATAGAAGTGTATTCACCATCTCCACCACTATGAACAATAGTAATATAATTTCCAAGACTTCCTCCAGTAGAGTCTTGATTAGGGTGGTTATCAATTGCTATTAAAACAATGCCGTCAGCAACTGCTCTTACATCATCTCCAATATTATAGTTATAGTCTGTTCCACCATGGGTGTGTTTTAACCCTTTTTCGTCTGTCCTTGTTGTACCTAATGCCTCGTTTACTTTGTGGCCACTTGCAACATACGATATGTCAAACAACCCTCTTCCACCGCCACCCCCAGTACCACCAGTTCCTACAGAGCGACCAGTTCCAACTGAGTTGTTATTGGTTGGACCACCAAAACCACCTAGTAAAGTAGCTCCAGCAGAGCTTCCTAGAGCAGCACCCATGCTTGCACCCATGCTACCAGCAATGATTCCCATTTCAGTAAGCGCAGGAGCAGGGTTAAGTGCATCCATACCCATAAAGGCTTGACCAATACCAGCTAATCCTTTACTTGTAAAGTCAATAGCGGTGTTTACTCCACCAATAAGGCCCTTAGTAGTATTAGCACCAAACAATGTCTGAATCATTGCACTAGCTCCACCAAGAGCCTTAGACAAAGCCCCAGCAGTAGCATTTAAAGCCATCAGAGCGTTGCTAGCCTGATTAATTCCGCTAATGTAACTTGCTTGCGCACTATCCATTGCAGCCGTTGCAGAGGTATCTACAGCCATTTGTGATGCAAGTGGGTTTTTAGAAGCTAGCCCATTAGTTACATCTGTAGAAGAAGAAAGGTCGACTTTATTTCCACCAGTGGCTCTGTCTATCATGTACTGTTTAAACATTTGAGCACCCTGCTTATCGCCACTAAAGAACGAGTCAATAGTTACGCCAAGAGAACCTCTACGAATAGACGACATAGTTTGTTCTTGGTTAGCTTGTCCTCGTCCAGCAGTAAGACGTTGCGCTAGTTCTTCAAAAATTTGTCCCTGAGTCTTTTCTTTACCAGTAGACAAATCAGCGGTGTAAATACCAAAATTCTGCAGCGCACTTGCTGCGCCTTTAGCAGAAGTCAAACCTTCGATAGAGGCTGCTGCATCTTCATTTGAAATGTTCATATAACGAGCAGCGTTACCAATTGTGTTCATGGTTTGACCATAAACGTCTTGATTTGAAGACATACCACGAGAAGCTAAGTATTGAGCAACTTTTGCATCTGAACCTGGGGAAGTGATTGCAGACATTGCACTAAGTCTGCCAAATGTTTTTTGAGAAAGAGTCCCAGCGTTAGTACCACTATAGATACCCGCATTGTAGTACCCAGTTGCCCTACCCATTACTCCTTCAACTCCAGGAAGGAAAGTGTTAATAGCACCTTGCATACCCTGCATAAGTTTTACAGTGTCGGAAAGACCATACATGCTACTGGTAATGTTTGCTTGTGATTCTGGAGATAGTGCTGCAAATCTAGACTGTTTCATAACGTTTCCATTACGGTCTGTCATGGCATCTCCATTGCCATCATACATTGTCTGTGTTTTGCGGTTACTAATGCCCTTCATACCAAGGTAGGCTCCTTGAGCCCTATCCTTCATTTTCTCCATTTTTTCTTCATTGGAGCGCTTAATTTCCTGCATTCTTTGGAACTGACCTCCAAATGTGCCGTATCCAAGAGAAGAGTCATAGCCTCCGTGCATATTGACCACATCGGGTCTCTGCATTCCAAGTCTGTTCATCGCAGCTTTTGCAAAACGACCTTGGCTCATGTTAGCTCTGGTGTTCATTGCAGCAGACATGTCTTTAGCAGAAGGCATACCGCCTCCGCCAGATTTGCCTTTAGAGCCTTCTCCACCCATGTTAGAGTCAAACTGAGATGACTTCTTAACTAAGTTGTCAACAATCTTCTCAGCTTGTTTAAGCCTGGATACAAGGCCTTCTAAACTATCAGCCATATTAAGTCCTTACTAACTTTCCAGCAGCCTTGGCCATTTCTAGCCAATTAGCTCTTTCCTTAGGAGTTAACTCTTTAATTTCATTCAGAGTCCACCCTGTAAAACTTACGGTTAATGCCATCCAATCTGACATTAACTTGTAGTAGTGCGATACTTTAGAAGCGAAACAAAGTTCCAAGATTAATTGGAACCACTACCTTTCCTTCACAGTCTGGACAATCAATAACAATGTCATCAAACTGTGGGCCAGGAATACGTTTTGCAATCTCATCACCAATTTTTTTACGGTCAACTAGTCCAATTGCTTGAACTTGAGCTTTACCCATAACAGGCTTGCCGTCAATTTCAAGAATAGTGTGCTGTAGCAGTGTTGTTGTTAATTCTGCGCCATTACGGTCAGTACTTGTTGCAAGTTCTTTTTGCACTACTCCCGTAGGAAGAGTAACTTCATACACACTTGATTTACCTTGAACAGTGAACACCCGGTCTACAATTGAATCTACTAAAATCTTGACTTTAATATCACGGTCAACGTCTATTTCTACATCTTTAAAATCATCACAACCAACGCAATAGGTAGACACTTCAGTTACTTTACCAAAAGTAACTTTAAAAATTCCTAGCATAAGAGCATCACGGTCACCTGAAAGCAAAGAATCAAGAAGTGGTTCTGTTACTGGTAAATCACCAAGTTTAACTACAGCACGATTTAGAATAGTATTAAAAGCTTTTCCAATGTTATTGGATTTGCCAATAACCTCTTCGTCTTTTCCATTTAGTTCACGAACTTCAGCGGTCCTGATGACCTCCCCAGCTGGAGTAATAAATCCAGCAGGGAGGTTCACCAAGGTGTCCGAAGGAGTGTTGATAATTAGTGGTGAAGTGTTTTGTGTTTCTGTGCTTTGCAGTACTTTGTTAATAAGGTCGTTATTAAGTTCAGCACCACTTGCAGTTTTCATATTGTTTTCCATATAATTATCCTTTTTCTATTTACTTAAATTTTGCAGCAGAGCCACCGGCTGTTAGGTCAGTGCCCCAGTTCATGTCGAAACCTTCATGAACAAGAGTCATCTGCTCTACAAACAAAGCGTTGTCACCAGCGTTTAGGTCAGAGTAAGCAACAGCTGTTGGCCAGCAGTTGTACACCTGGAAACGTGCTGAAACGTGGTCCTTGTAGTTAGCAGTAGTTAGCTCTAGGTTGTTTCCACCAGAACCGGCAATTGGGTGGGTTAGCACTTCAATTTCCAAGTCACAGCGGAAGTTTTCACCCTGCTGAGAAGTGGTGCCGTTTTGAACGGTAGCAAACAACTTGCGCATCCAGTCCCAGTGCTGTGAGGTACCTAGTACGACACCACGCTGCAATGTGATTGGTGAGAAGGTTGTCTGACCAGGAATCTGGTGAACAGTGGTGTTGTAGCCACCCTCACGGTAAGGGATGCTGTCAGTAGTTACTGACAAACCCGATACAGAAGTGAAGCCGACAGTCACCTTTGGGGTTTTCAACCAAGAACCGCCACCTGCGTTGCCACCAGTAAGTGGCTTGAAGGTAACCAGGAACCTAAAGTTTCTGATTGGGTCGGTCTCAAGAGTTGAACGGTTGTTGATAATAGTTGGTCCAGCCATTTATTATTTCTCCTTTGGTTATTCTGCAGTCTTTTGACTGAGGTTAATGACAACAAATTCTGCAGGGTATTCAAGAGCCACACCAATTTCAATGTGAACCTCACCAGCCTGAATGCTTGCTGTGGTGTTATTTTCTGCATCACACTTGATGTAGAAAGATTGTTCTGGAGTAGTTCCACGTAGACCACCCTGATTGCGGTAATCATTTAGGAATACACCAAGAACAGTAATGAGACGTGCCCATAGGGTTTCAGTGTTGTTTTCAAATAGCGCAAAGATAGATAGGTCATTTAGACGCTTTTCAATGTACGACAATGAACGACGCATGTTAATGTAACGGTTTGCACTACCATCTTGTAGCAGAGTACGTCCACCCATTACAACTACACCAGCACCTGGAATATTACGAATAGCGTTAACTACATTTTTTCCTGAGGTCAACCCTGCGGCACTCATTCCAGAGTTTAGTTGGTCAAGTTCTGACGGGCTAAATGCACGCTCAAGAGCAATTGCATCTTTAATAACGGCGTTAATACCAGCAGCTACCTTGAATGCACCAACACGACGGTCAGTAGCAAGGTATAGACCAGCTACAGCACCAGAAGGGCCCATCTTACGTACAGCGTTACCAGACTTACCTAGTGGGTCTTTAATATAGACCTGTGGGTAATATACTGCAGAACGGCTGCTTGCATTTAGGTCACCAGCTTGACCCAAAGCTGCATCAACAGTTAGGTCAGGTGCAGTTTCAATTACAACAAAGTGTCTCTTGCTAGAATTGTCAGTTTCGCTCCAAGACTGAAGAGCCTTGTAAACTTCCTTGGCAATACCCCAACCACTTCCAGTGTCAAATGATGCAGTTCCAGCATTCAAACCAAGAGCATTTGTAGCATTTCCAATATCTACAGTTCCACCAGAAACTCCACCAACAGTAAATGTAAATGGACTAGTAGTAGTAACTGCAGTGGTAGTTAGATTAGCATTTAGGAAAGTCAAGCTTGGTACAGTAAACGCTAACACGGCTCCAGCCAATGGGGTAATTCCAGTAGAAGTCGTAGTACTTAATTCAAATGTTGTTGCATTTGGAATTTTAGCAATAGTTGTTCCAGTAGGTAATGCACCAGTACCACTTGAAACTGTAACACCCATACCTACACGCAGTACGTCAGTTGAGCTTACCGTTACTGTTGTAGTTACTACGCTTCCAACGGTTACGTTAGCTGATGTTCCGTTTCCAACACCACCACCATTAGTAAGACCGCTGAAAGTCAGAGTTGCAGCAGCTAGGTCAAGCGTTGGAGCCTTGTCCAAAACAAACGATGTAGCGTTTGTAATGCTAGCAATCTTTGTATTAATTGGAAGAGTACCAGTACCGCTAATAGTAACAGTCATACCAACACTAAGAGGGTAAGTTGAACCAGTAACAGTAACTGTAGTTCCTAAGTTAGTAGTTGTACCAGTTCCAACACCAGTAGTAACAACTGAAGTAGGAGCAGTCAAACCACTAATACTTAGTAGTTCTCCAGCTAGGAATGGATGTGCAGTTGCAGTTGTAAACTTAGCAGTTTTAGCTGTGTTATCGTAGAACACGCTAATTGGGGTAGCAATCTTACCAACAGTAGTATCAGCAACACGGCCAACAACGTCTGGAAGGAAGAATACCAAAGGCTGGTCAATGTTTTCAAACTCCTTGAATACAGAACAGTCAGAAACTGCAAAAGTACCTGGTGTTAGAGATGCAGGGTTGTAAACAGTGTTACCAGTGTAATCTGCATACACAAAGTCAACATCAGGGTTAGGAGCACCTGATAGAACAATAGTGTCTGTTTGCGGAATGTTTAGTACGTTTTTTGCAACAACATAGTTTACCTTAGGTGAAATTACAGCACCAGAAGTATCGTATTCAGTTTCAATTCCTTCAAGAATCTTAATGTAATCAGAACCAAATGCCAACACTGTAGGAGCGTAGTCTCCAGAAAGTGCATCATGGAAAATAACGCCGTTAAACTGCTCTACAATAACGTCATCAGTAATGCTGTTAGTAGTAGGGGTGTTTGCATCGTAATAAACACTAATGTCATAGTATCCAGCAAGACGCACGGCTTTTGAAGCAACGATAGCTACACGGATGTTGTTTCCATCTAGACCACGGTGCTTAGCTGCGATAGTGCAGAGAGTACCTGAAGCAGGTGTTCCAGTACCCGTAAAGGTAACAGCACTTTTTGCCACTTTCTTTGAAGAAGAAGGGAAAATACGCTTTACATAAAGCTCAGTTCCACCATTCTTAAAGAATGAACCAACGCTAAAAGTCGCTGGGTATTTTGCATTGTAACCACCAAATATGTTAGTAAAGTCATACCATGACGTTACCTTTGTAATCTGGTCTGAGCCACGCTCAAATGCTGCAATTACAGCACCTGCGGCGTTAGCCGTTGCAGCTATGTTTGCTGGTGCTGCAGCCAGTGGAAGTTCATTGATGAACACTCCAGGACGATTATATGTCGCCATTGTTTCTCCTTAACTAGATGATTATTTCAGGGGGTTCCAGATTGTTTCGATATAGTAAACATGTCAATATTATCCCAGTCCACAGAAGTATTTGTGCCTGTAGGAGGATTGACAGTAACTGATTGCACCTTATAGAGTTGACGGAATAGCCCTTGTACAACCTCGGAGGAGACTCGTACAGAGACTGAATTAATGAACAAGCGTTTTGCTTGTTCAGTTACGTCACGTTTGGCGACGTTCATGACATCTAGGCGTCTCATAGTAATAGTGTTAGTGGTGACATCACCGACAGTAACACTCTTTTCTGGGATTTCTAGATAGCCAAATCTAAGTGGGAACTTCTGTGTTAGAAGTTGCGCCAGTATTGCTCGGTCATGGCGAGGATGACGAGCATATGTTGTAATTTGATAGTCAATATAAACTGGGATAGGAATATCCACCACGAAGTCTTGAGTTACTGGGTCAATTCCATCAGGAGTTAGATAGTTTGGGTTTACTAGTCCACGCATTTCGCGTTCAGCATCCCGCTGAATGTCAACCATATCAATGGTTACATAAGGAAAAGCTTGGTTACGAATTTCTTGGTCTGGTTGGCCAAACCAAACACCTACAGGACGAGGAACATCCTGGCCGTCTGACTTTTGGTCAGCTACAGTCATACCTTGAAGCTTTATACGAAGGGCTTCATCTTCAGCAAGGATAAAGGTCATTTGTTGGCCTTTTCTATACGGTCGTTAAAAAGAATGGCAAACACTTTGCCAAATTCAGAATTCATATTACCGAATCTACGAAGAGTACCTTTATTATTGCCCTGGTATTCTAGGTCAAACACCTGGCTACGGTAGTAGGCGCTATCAATTTTATAAGATTTATTACCAGGTTTTACAGTAAGAGAACTGGCAATATTAGCTGGCCAACCTTGATTTTGGGTGTAGACACGCACCTGCTTAGTTAATTCTTTAACTAAGTCCTTTTTGGCTGCTTCGAATGCGGGCTTTAAATAGTCTAACACTACTGCTTCTTACCTGTATGGGATTGCGGTCTTTCGAATTTATCGTTCATGTAGCCTGAGCTAAGCATACCCATGAGTACATCGTGGCGAAGGTTTGGGTTCAATCCGTTAGCTCCTTGAGTAAACTCTTGTATCTCTTGGAATGCTAAATATTGATTTACCTTCGTCCACCAGGGTTTAAATTCTGGAGAAGACATCGCAAAATCCTTTACAGGCGCAAACTACATAAGTAGATAGGTTCCGCACGGTTCCTATAGTATAAGGATAAAGAAAAACCCTGACGTTGTCAGGGTTAATCTAAATGTTTGTGTTGGGATTACATCTTCTTCTTTGCTTTACAAGCGGCACACTTGCCACAAGAACAGTTTTTAGCAGAAGTTTTCTTACCCTTAGCGGCGGTAATAATATCGCCTCTAGTAATCTTTTTCTTATCTCCTGACATAGCAGCAAGGTTCATCTGCTTTGGGGTCATTTTCTTATCAGCCATTGTTACTTCTTCTTTCCTTTAATACGGGCTGCTAGAGCCTTATCCTTTTTGATATCTTCCTTCTTGGAAGGCTTCTTAGCATCCATCTTTTTATCGGCTGCTTCAAACTTCTTCTTCTGAGCTGGAGTCATGCCCTTTTCGAGCTTCTTGTCCTGCTTTTCATCAGCCTTTGAGCCAATCCATGGTGGCATCTTTTTGCCAGATTTCTTCTTTTCCATTATTTCTTTCCTTTTGCTTTAGTCATTGAATGCTTCGTACGAGTTGTTAGGGTTTGTTTACGTTTCATAGCAGGATTTTTTGCAGTCTTGCACGCTGGGCAGACTCCACATGAACATGATTTAGCCATTTCTAACCCCATAGTTTGAAGGCACGTTCTTAGCTTTCATAGGCTTATTAGTAGGTACTTTACCTTTGCTGTGCTCTTTAACAGCCTTTGGACCTTTTCCAATTTGCTTAGGTTTTTTACTTTCAACCTTTTTGACTGGTATCTTAGCCATTACTTCTTCTTCTTTCCTTCATTAGCTTTACGGATAGAAGCAGCCTTCTTCCGTGCGTCAGCCTTAGATGATGCTCCCCAGGCCTGTAAGGACAGTAGGAGGCGTGTAGGCTCTCCGTTGGGTTTGTGCTCAGGTCCAGGATTACCCGCCATACGGGCCAGGAAAGAGGCTCTACGAGGGTTGTTTCCAGCCTTCACTGGAGCTTTAAGATTATGTCCACCTGCCTTTGCAGATGCTCGTCCCTTGGCGTTTAGTCCACCTTTAGGGTTCTTGCCTTCTTTACGTGTCCATGCTGGAGTTTTAGCCACGGGTTACCTTCTTTGCTGTAGTCTTTGTAGTTCTAGGAGCTAGTCTTTCCTCAAGTTTTGCCTTTTCAACTTCATGCTTAGCCGCTAAGGCTGCTCTTGAAAGGTCAGGAATCTTGCTCTTATTTGCTTGTGCCATTTGTAAATACCCTGTCTTACCTGAAACAATATCTGGGTGAATTGGTGCTGGTTCTATTTTAGTAGAATTTGCCATTATTTACCCGCTCTACGTTTGTTTTCTTTAGCTACATTTTTCTTGTGGCTCATAGCTTTTAGGTTAGACATGCGGTCATCGCCCTTGCGACCTTTGTTATTTTTATGGTCAACATCTGTGTCTTTACTAAGTTTACCATGCTTTTCTTCGTAATCTGCACGAGCCTTATTCTTGCTTGTGGTGTGCCATTTACCGTCTTTGCCTTTAGTCTTGTAAACGTAAATAGGGCGGCCACCATTAGCCGCTGAGCCTTTGTATGGACCAAATCTCTTAGTCTCTGCCATTATCTATACCTTGCTGCTTTTTCCGCAACCTTCTTAGGCTGAGCAACAAACTGCTTACCTTTTTTGTTGCCTTTAGCTTTGGCCCTGTTAGTAGCTTTTTTCTCAGCAGGAGTCAGGCTTTCCCACGCTTTCTTAGGAAGGTAGCGTTTTTTACCCTTAGACGGCTTACCATCTGAGGTTCCCCATTCTTCCTTAGTCCACTTATCTAGGGACTGCTGGGACTTTGATTTAGCCATTACGTTTATCCAAAATGTTATCTTTAACTCCCTTAATAACACCGGGGATTAAGCCTTTATAATAAGACATAAACATCTGTCCTGTAGTAGCTCCAGCTGTCTTTGCAAACTGAGTGGCGTTAAGAAGGGCCGCATGTCTTGGCTTAAGGCCTTCGATTTCTTTATCAACAATCATCTGACGAAGAACAGACGGTTGACTGCTGTCTTTTGCTACTGTATTAATTCTTTTATTAGCACGGACAGTTTCATACCCAAGTGCCTTGGCAGCGCCTTTTACAGCATTTTGTGGTTTTGATTTAGCCATTAGTTCTTGTAGCCTCCGCCAGCTTTCTTGTATTCAGCCGCTAGAAGTTGAGCCTTACGGGCAGACCACTCACCTGGGTCTCCGCCCTTAGAGCCAGCTTTAATTCTGTTAAATATTGTTTTACGCAATCCAGGCTTAGTGTAGTTGCCAGCTTCATTTACTTTAGATTTAGTTTTTTTCTTTTCAGCCATTACTTAACCTCCGGGTGTTCTTTGTGAAATTTCTTAGTGGCTTTTACGCCTTGTTTAACAGTTCTAGAGCCAGCAAGCTTAGTAAGATTCATACGTTGTTTTTTACCAGTTTTACTGTTTTGTTCGACAATAATGTCTCCCTTTTTACCAGCACCACGGTCTTCTTTTTTCTTAGTGACTTTGTGCTTTTTACCGCCAGCAATTACTTTAGTCATTATTTTTTACCTTCCCTGGAAGTTTCTTTCCTTTAGGTGTTGCAGCTTCAAATTCCTTAGCCATCTTAGGTTTATTGGCGTACATCCATGCACGTTGGGCTTGAGATAGAAAAGGCATACTACCAGCTGCTAAGAGCAGTACGCTTCCAAGTATTGGTTGCAACACAAACGTATAGAAACCCAGATACACCTGCTCGAACTAGGCGTGGGTCTTTTTTACTTGCTGCTTTTTTCTTTTCAGTCATTATGCGTTTCCTAACGTAGTTACTGTTCCTGATGAGCCTCGGTACTTGAGAGCACCAGCCTCAACGAAAAGGATTCCTCCACCTGTTAAGTTAGCAGAAGGTGCTGTTCCATTTTGCATAAGAAGTCTATCTGCGTTTACATATTGGAAGTAGTCAACAGACCCTGTAGAACCACCAGTTCCTGATAGTGCTACTAGAGTTGAGTTTGGCTTATCGAACACGCAGTTAAATATTGAGTAAAAACCATTTAGTACAACTGGGGCAACAGTAGTTAATGTTGAAGCCAAAAATTGAGAGTTGGCTAAGGTAATAACGCTTGAAGCAGCCGATGTAACGGCGTTGGTCACTGCGGCACTTACAACAGAATCTACAATACTCAGTGCTCCTGCAGTTAGAACAGGGGCAACGGTGACAGCACTTTTTACAATCACATTTGCACTAGCGTTATTGACGGTTATGAAGTTTGGATTACCACCAAAGATAGCGACTAAACCAGACCCAGTGATGCTTGCGGCAGCAAAGTCACATAGGCGAGCAACAACGTAAGCAGCATTGCTGGTTTTTGTAAAAGTTCCAGAGACCTCGCAGTTTAGGATGTTAACGTTTCCCGTACCAGTCGGCGTATTCACAGTTAAGTTTGTCATTTTTATGCCAGAAATAGTGCACCCAGTATTTGTGCTCAAAGTTCCATAAAGTACAATGTTTCCACCAATAAGACCAGGTCCAGTTATGGTTGTGAACTGAGTAGTTATTGATGGGTTTTCAGTGTAACCTCCTGGGTGAACAATAATTGTTTTACGGCTTGAAGTAACTAAAGTCAACGCTTTAGTAATAGAAGCGACTGGGGTTAGTAGGTCACCATTACCAGTGGTGTCATTTCCGTCTACTTGGCTAACATGGATTTCGGCGTCGTAGCCAGAAAAAGGGTTAGCACGAGCGTCTAGATAGTCTAAAGCGGTGTTTAGGGTTTCTCCCCAAGAGGTTTGCCCAATAGTAGGTTTAACTAGTGCCATCTTTACTTTCCGTAATTGTCAGAGCCATAGGTGGATACCCCATAGCCGTAGGTTCTAAAGTCAGGTACAGACACCGAAGCGTATGTCTGGAACTGTGGGTCATTAACAAGTTCATCTGGGTTTAACTGGTTGCAGTCAACTGTAAGAACTGCATAGTTGTATCCAAAAGAACCTCGAGGGAGTACTCGTGTAGGAACAAACACTTCTCCTCTAAATATAATTCTATCTTTAATATGTCCATTTGAATCGGTAATTAAAGAAGGTAGAAGACGCTGAGCATCACCGATGTTAATAACTAGGCGAAGAGTATCTGTAACATAGAAGCCTCGTTGGTTCATAATATTAGTACCACGAACAAACTGTGCCATAACTGCAGGCATTTTAAATGGAAGCATCCATCGTTTACCTTTACCAGGAGTAGATGAAGACACATCGTAAATAGGGTCTACAATGTCAGTGTAGTTGTCATCAAGATAGTAATCTTGCCATCTAAACCAGTCAACCTCAACACCAACAGTGCCACCAAGGTCTTCGGCAATGCCTTCATACATAGACTTACTTTCGTAGTCTAAGTTAAATCTTCCTTGGAGTTTAGCACCTCTCATTAGGCCCACGCACCAATGCCAGTTACAGTTGAAGAACCAACTGGAGTTACTTTTATCCAAGAAGCCTGAAGAATTGACCAAGAAGTGGCGTTTACAGTGCTTAATTTAATTTGTGGGGTAAATGTTACAGCAGAACTTGTAACTATTAATGCTTTTACAGTGATAATAGCTGTCTGGCTTGTTGCTGATGTAGAAGTAACTGCGTTAGAGCTTCCTGATGTAAACACAGTGTTGCTGGTAGTTCCTCCGCTAGAACCAATAGCACCAGAAGTAAACCCTGACATTGTTGCCCCTGTAGAAGTAATGCTTATTTGATTAGCCGCTGTGTTATTAGAAGCAAGATAAGCCGTGACATTCATTTCAACTTCATAAGTAGTACTAGCCGCTAAAGGAAGCCCCTTACCAAATATAGATTGTGCGGTGGTGTTTACAGTTAATGAATATGGGCTAGCGTTTCCTACTAGAGTGTAAAAGTGGACCGCAGGTAAAATTCCTCTTCCACTTGTAGCGCTTACATCTGGAGTAAATAGTGCAGTAGTACCAATATAGTCAACAGAACCTCCAACAGCTGGGCTTAAAGCCGGTCCTTGGTTAAAAGTCAAAGGTGCAATAGAACTCGTTCCAGCAGTAAGTTTTACTCCAGATAATGTTGGTCCAGTACTAAATACAAGAACACCAGTTGAGTTAAATCCAGTTTCATCTGAAATAACACCAGCAAGTTCTGAAGAGGTAGTAGCTGCATGAACGCTTAGCTTATCCGTTGTAACTACAAGAGTTTTGCTTGTAGGAATAGTAGTTCCATTAATAGTTCCAGTAGTCATATTACCTAGAGTATTACTGACTAGGACTCCGTATAGACCAGCTTCAATATTCTTAAGACGGGCACCCAAACCATCATTAGAGTACCAGTTACTGATAGAGGTGCTAAAAGTACCGTTACCCCAGTCACTCTTAACTACACCTACATTAGCAACGCCATTAGAAGTGGTTGTAATTCCACCTAATTGGCGTTCTATTTCGGTAATCTCTGTGTATGCTGTGTTAATATCGTCAGCAATAACTTTGTCTATGTTATTTCGTTTAAATGTAAACGACTTAATACTTGATGGATAACCCATTATAATCTCCTAAAGTCTTCTCTTCAATTGTAGGGCTTTACTTACTTAGATAGAGCCTGAACTAAGTTAAATCCTATCCGCTAATCATCCGTGCAGGGTTACGGTGTTGCTGTCGCACCTAGAACTACTGAAACATCATCAATATTGAACTGACCGATAAAGATGTCTGTTGGATAAATTGCGACTACTATCTGTGTTGAAGTTGCTAAAACATTCTCAAATTTAAAATACTGCCAATCAGTAGATGTACCTAAAAGACTTGTTGTCGTTGAACTGCCTAAAAAGTCAATTTGATATGTTCTTGGTAAATCTGCATTTCTTAGCCAAAAGGATAAAGAATACCTTTGTCCAATAGTCAAACTTGTATCTTGAAAATAGTACGCATATGGGCTGTTTTCTCCATCAAAAGAAGTATTTAAACTTGCGGGGCTTGACCTAAAAACACTTGTATCTCTAACAGGATTAGTTGAATTTATCCAACCATTAAGGTTTACAGAAAAACTTGGATTAGTAACAAGGTTTGTCGGGGCAGGTGTAGACCCAGCCTTCACACTGCCAATCAATCCTGCGACAACGCCACTCATTAAGTTAATCCATTTCCGCTAATTATCCAGGACGTTGAAGTAATCTTTACAGCAGTAGCCATACCAAAAGGTGCAAGAGTTCTCGAACCTGTAGTTCCTGGTCCTGCTAAATACATTGTATCAGATGTAATAGCAATAGTCATTGTTGCACCAGAACCAGCAATAAATGTAAGTGTTGTACCAATTGGTAGAGCAAGGTTAACGTTTGAGTCAATAGTAACTGTACGGGTAGCAGAAGCATAGATATGCTTACCTGCATCAGCAGCAACAATTGTATATGCACTAGTAGTTGTAGCATTTTGTGGAAGTCCCATATAACCAAGGCCAGTGGCTGCTGATGTAGTTGTTCCAGGCGGAGTAGTTCCATCTGAGTTTACTATAGATGCGGCTGACCCAGTCGGTCCACGATACTTTAAAATACCTGCATCAACGTGAAGAACTCCACCACCAACAGTATTGTTTGGTTGTGTTGCTACGCTTTGCATAACTAAATGCCCCATAGTGGCGTTTGGGAGGATTGTAGTTGTCGGAGTTGAACCTAAAGTCCAAGCATTTGAACATCGCCAAATACCTGTGCCAACCATAATTCCGCTAGGGTCTACATATAGTAAACTTGTTCCAGTACTAGTTTGCCACTGTTGGAGGTAATTTCCTCCAGAACCAAAAGATGACGAGTTACGAATTATAAGGCCAGTAGTTAAGTTGGAGCTTGCAGTAATACTTAATTGGGCGTGCAAAGAAATAGAAGGCGTACCTGCTGCTGTTCCTGAAGCGGCTGAGGCGTAAGATATGCTGTATGGAAGAGAATTGCTAACTGCCGTTACTGGAACAAAAACACCGGTACCAGTGTTATAGGTAGTTACTCCTGTAAAACCGTTAACAGAAACTAAATCACCGACAGCCATATTTGAGCTATTTACTAAATTTATTGTCGCTGTTCCGGCAGTTCCTGATGGGCTAATTACATAGTTTCCACCGCTACCAGATGCGCTTGCAAATGTATTTGCACCTGTTGCAGTTGCCGTAAATGAATACTGCGAACCTGCTACAACTTGTAGAGGGTTTGTAACAGTTACAGCACCATTATAAGTTCCGCCTGTAATGCTTGCTAATGTAACTGTTTGACCAGCAGCAAATGGCTGAACAGAGTTAGAGACAGTAATTGTTGCTGTTGTTGAGGATAGTTGAACAGCCGTTAAAACTACACCAACTGTTAGGTTAGTCGATGATGTAGTCAAAGGTGCGGTTGAGCCGCTATATATTTTACCTGTAGCGTTACGACCACCCAGAATAGTCGAAGAAGAGTTCTGGTATTGTACAAGGTCAGCAGTTTGGTTAGCAAATCCACCAATGACAGCGGATATATTTCCCACTTTTGTAGAGGCAACTTGAAATTGATTGGCATTAGTGATAGCAACATTGCCTACTGCAAGGTTACCTGCAGTGGAGATTGAACCATTTTGAGAAATACGGGCGACGTTGGAGTTATTGACTTTAAACTCTATAATATTTGAAGTTGAACTTGTAGGAACATTTAATGTCAAAGGGATTATGCTTGTAGATTCAGCACTTATTGTGTTTCCACCAACAGTAAACGCGTATGAAGTTAATATAGTTTTTGCCATGAGTTAATCTTAACCTATAATTACATATTGATAGCCATTTAAAGAAACTCCCGATGGAGTAAAAGTAGTAATACCGTTGGCGGTAGCAACATCTACCTCTACCTGTATACCGCTAGAGTCAAACACTTGAGCAACTACTAGTCCCCAACCATGGTTCACAGTTACAGCAGCACCAACAGCAGGAGTTCCGCTAAAAGTACCAGTTGCTTTACGTCCTGAAGTAGTAGTGATAGAAGCTGCGTAAGGAGTAGTAGTAGTAGTTCCTGTAGCAAGAGCAGTAAATGGTACGGATGCGTAAGTTGTTGAAGTTACACGCCCATAAGTGTCAACAGTCTGAGATTGGATAACTGTTCCAGAACCAGCGTTACCAGTTGTTGTTGGGTTAACAAGAGCAAGGTCAATGTCATGTGCGTTTATAACAATACGAGAAGTGCTTGCAGTTCCAACGTCCAACTGGTTAGGGTTATTTCCGTTGGTAACAAGACCTAGACCAGCAAGAGTAGAAGACGCTCCAGAAAATTGTGACCAAGTAACAGGTGAAGTGCCAACAGTTGTTACAACTGATGTTTGAATAAACCCATTTCCACCGTTATTAGTACCAGAGATAACGTATGTCAAATCACCTTGCCCTAGTTCTGGAGGTGAGTTGTTGTCGTTTGCACGAGTAAACACAAAAGAGGTAGTAGTTCCAACTGTACCTACAGAAGTGACTGTGTAGATACCATTTGCAACGTTAGCACCTGCTCCAGTAATTGCGCTTGTTTCATCTTTAATAAGAACACGGTCACCAGCATTAAGAGACTGTCCATCAATAGTAATAGCAGTCCAGTTAGTGGAAGTAGCAACCGTAAGGGTTGCACCCACTCCAGATGTTTCATTGCTATAGGTTTTGGTAATGGTGCCACCAACAAGGTTTCCGGTAGTCCCTAGCGCACCTGTAGTTGCGTACTTAACAGCATCATGAGAGTTAACTCCAGAAGCAATACCATCGACATAAGCTTTAGTAGCAGCATCTTGTGCGTTAGATGGGTTTTTAAGACCAGTAATCTTGTTTCCAGTAATACCATCGGTGCTTCCTAGGTCGATAGCACCAGTCATGTTTCCGCCAGACAGTGGCAAAGCTGCGTTTGCTAGGTCATACGCAACTTTAACAGCAGTGGCAGATGCCCCAATAGTAGAGCTCGTAGTAGTAGCACTATCGGTAAGCGTTTTGCCTACCTGAGCCCAAGTATTTGCAGGACTTCCAGAAGAACCAGTAAATATATAAAGAACACCATTGTAAGAGGAAAGTTGGCCAATAACAGCCGTTCCCGAACCATTAGGGTTAGTAGTACCAGTAGGTACTGAGCCCCATGCCTGAATCTTAGCATTAAGTAGGACGTTATTATTTAGATTAATGTCCGTTAAATACGATTTTGCCATTGTTTTTCCTTAGGATAGATAAGCAGTTCCATACACTGCTTCGGAGAAAGTTAGAGTTAAGGAGTTGTTATCATTGTACAAAATTTGCCCATAACATTCATTGCCAACAGAATCTAAGATAGTTATATTAGGGTTGAAGCCTAAGTTATGGTTAATAATCCAAATAGTTCTAGCGTCTTGTGGGGTGTAAGTGAATGATTGACCAGAAGGCCCCTGAGGTCCTTGAGGTCCAGTAGGACCTACTATTTGTGTAGTGACTACAACGTCCCAAGTGGTACCTGTCCACTTCCAAACACGACTTCCTAAAGTAAATGTTTGATTTACTGTAGGAGAATTAGGAAAGTCTATTGCTGTCATTATGCTGGTCCTAATATAGTTACGGTTCCTGATGAACCTCGATACTTTAAAGCTCCACCCTCAACATACAGAATACCACCATCAGTAGGGTTTGATGTTGGGGCTGTTGTTACATTTCCCATAAATGTAACTCCTTGACCGCCACCATATGAACCTACAGCAGAGTTAAGAAACACATTTCGAGAAGTACTAACACCCATCGAGGTTTGACCACCAGAACCAATAATCCCACCTGCAGCCAAAGTTAGTTGCTGAACTAACATTGCTCCAGCAGAACTTATATTTACTAATACTGTTCCAGCAGAGTTCTGCCATTCCTGTAAGTTAGCAGATTGTGATGAAGCACCACGAACTACTACTCCAGTATTTGCAGCAGAAGTTGTTAAAAAATAGGCTTGAGTGTTTGCTATAGCAGTCGCAGTGCCATTAGAAAAAACTCCTCCAGAAGTAATTTGAAAGTTGCTACCTACAATGCTTGGCGCACGAAGTTGACCAGTATAAGCTACGCTTGATAGCACAGTTCCAGCAGAATCCTGCCATTGTTGTAAATCGGCAGATTGACCATTTACGCCCCTAGCAACTATGGCTTTTTCAGTTGGATATGCACTGGCCGCAGCAAACGCCGTATCGCTTATAGATAAGCCATATGTTCTTACGCGCATTTGACCAAAATTATTTACAGCAGTAGGTATACCACCAGTAGACTCTTGCCATTCTTGTAAGTTTGCAGTCTGAGAAGCAACTCCTTGAATTACAAGCCCTTTGTTAGTAGCAGTTCCTGAGCCAATAGAAACAGCAGTAGATGAAAAACCTGAATTTAGGCCACCAAGTGCTGCACCATTTTTGCTTACAAAAAATCCATTTCCACCAATAAAAGTTTGAACTGTTCCGTCCGACTGCTGCCATTCTTGCAAGTTTGCAGACTGCGAAACAGCACCTCTAATAATTGTTTTAGAAGTTGCCAAAGGAAGAACAATATTTAAAGGTATTGACGATGAACCCGATGCCCCAACGCCAAGATAAGCAATGTTTGTAATGCCGCTTGTAAAAGTAAACCCTGAGCCTGGTGCTTTAGAAATTGTGGCATCACCAAGGTTTAATGTGCCGGTACCAGAAATATTTACACTTAATGTTCCAGTCATAGACTGGTTTCCTGTGAATGAGTTATTACTATCAAGATTTGCTTTACCATTCAAAGCTGTAACTAAACCTGTAATTTGTGTTTGTGCCAGCGTTAGACCTGTTTGGTCTATTCCAATATTTGCTGCTGTACTAGTACCTGTGTTGGTTATAGGAGAAGTTACAGAAACAACCCCGGTAGCTCCAGTATCTCCCTTGTCACCTGTGTCACCTTTGCCAGCAAAAGTACCCGGTATTCCTTGAGGACCTTGAGGCCCCTGTGGCCCTGTAGGGCCAGTAGGACCTAAATAACTAGTAGATGTCTCAATCCAGTAAGAATCATAGTAAAAGTAAAGTTGTGCGGTCGATGACTTAAACCAAAGTTCACCATTTACCAAATTTCCTGTTGGGGCAGTTTCAGAAATTGTGTATCTGCCAGTTTCACCTTGAGGTCCTTGCTTACCAACAACAGCGTACTCCCATTGCGCTGTGGTAGGATTATAAAATTTTAAGGTACTCATTTAAGACTCCTATATAAAATACTCATTAAGACAACCTAAAGAACCAAGGAGAAGCTATACCTAAAGCGCTTGAAGATGCTACGATATCAGTTGTTGCTACTTGTTGAGTTATTTGTGGGAGGTATGTTGCACTAGATAAGTTTCCATTGGCATTTGGCCATATAGCAAGAGATGGGACTGTTGGAGTACCTCCCCAGTTTACAACCATGCCTACTGCGTATGTTGTTCCTGCGGTCAGCGTAGTTGATGGAATAGTGAAATCATATAATAGAGTTGTTCCACCTACAAATGGATAATTCTGCCATGCTGAAGTAGCAATTGGTGTAGTAGTCGAACCGCTAACGCTAAACAATGCTGCTTTAGCAGCTGCAATTTGGCTTAGTGTGATGACACCAGATACTGTACCAGTATTAGGAAGGTCTAAAGTTATTGTTAAATTGTTAGAGCTAACTGAAACAATTTTTGCACCCGATGCAATTCCAGCACCTGAAACTCCATTGTTAGGAAATGGTAGTCCTGCACTCCAAATAGTGTTTGTCATGGTAATAGTGTAAGCTCCCTGTACACCCGATGAAAGGTTGGAGCTAATTGTTAGCACTCCAGATACTGTACCAGTGTTAGGAGTGTCCAAAGTAAGCACTAAACCATTAACATTTGTAATTTTTGCACCTGTTGCAATTCCAGTACCAGAAATTGTAGCTCCAACTGTAGGTGTAGTTCCGTTAGACCATTGAGTGTTTAGCATAGTAACAGTGCTTGCACCTTGCGCACCTGATGAACCATTAGAGCTAATTGTAATAGTTCCAGAGACTCTTCCAGTATGAGGAGTGTCTACAGTAATTATTAAACCAACAGATGCAATAATTTTTGCACCTGCTGCAATTCCAGTACCAGAAATTGTAGCACCGACTAGAGGGGTTCCTGAGCCCCATGAAGTAGTGTTGTTTACCATAGTAATAGTATCTCCACCAATTGAACCTGATGAACCACCACTGTTAGTGCTTGTACTTACTGAAATACCGGTCTCTCTTGAAAGACTTGTAGTAGGTGCAGACCAGTTGCCTACGGATGCATTGCTAACATAATTTGAAATTTTTGTAACTGTGATGTCTTGTTCGGGAGTAAAAAAGAATGTTCTTAGAGAGCCACTAACAACGGCTAAGGTAGAGGTAGCAAATAGTCTTGGAGGGACGTCTAATGTAGTAGTGCCTTGGTAAAACTTTGCACGTTGTTGAGTTAAAGTTGAAGCAATACCGGAAATTTTTGATGGGGCAATGGCTGCAGTAGAAGAAATATCAGCATCAACAATAGTTGTAGCGGATAGAACATCAGAACCATTTGATTTAACTACACCAGCAGTAGAACCAAATGTAGTCTTACCAGTTCCACCATTAGCAACAGCAACAGTCCCAGTAACATTAGTAGCGGTTGCTGCGGAAATAGTGCCAGTAAGTTTTGAGCCATCAGTTGCATAAGTCAAACTAGTCCAAGTACTGGAGCCAGTACCGATTTTAAACTTTCCTGTGTTACTTTCAAACCCAACCTCACCAGCAGCTAGGGTAGGGTTAATTGTGGTCCAATTTGCGTCTGTATCCCTTCGGACCTGAATTTGTGTAATTTGTGCCATTATTGACTCCTTGTATAATTCTTGATAATATCGAAAACTCTATTAAACATTCTAGCAGCATAATACTTATTGCCGGCAGCATTTAGGTGGTAATCAGCACCAGAAACATAAATTTGACCATTGCCTAAAGTTCCTGTTGAAGTTGAATCTGTGTATGTTCCAGTAACCCATCCTTCACCATAAATATTTACTGCGCCAATAACGTTAGGTGCAGCCAGTGCAGCTGAATATACAGTTGAAGCATTAAGTGAGTAGTTTGAGCCAGATAGCGCGTTTGAGCCACGTGTAAAAACAATTACTTTAGTATTAGGTAAGTTAGTTGCAATATAATTGTAAACATAAGTTGCATGTGCGCTCAGCTGATAGGTAGACCCGGTATACCCGTCATCATTGGTAGTTCCAAGGAATATGACAAGGTCAGGGTTAATAGTCGTCAATATAGATAGACGTGTAGGGGCACACCAGTTGCCTCCACCAGCAGTAGCGTCTGTTACATAACCAAGAATTGGGTCCACGTTTGTTCCACGTACATACCCAGTTCCACCGATGGAAACATTGTGATAGTCCGCGTTTATCATCTCACCAAACTGTATAGACAACTGGTCAGATGTGTTAGTCGCCCCTCCTTGGTAGCCGTCTAACCAAGACCCATCAAATAGAGCAACTTTTAAAAGGTTTTGCTCGACTGGGTAGATAGTCTCAGTGGCATCTTTCAAACCAATTCCACCGAAATCTGCTTGAGTCAACATAATTCGTATACGACGTTGGTCAGTAGATGGTAGCTCTACATTGTAGTAATTATTCACATTATAACTAGTAGTCGGTCTTACTGCTGAATCAGTAGTAGGAACGCCATTTATCCATACCCAAATTTGAACAGCGTTGGTTCCAAGAGAGTTATAAAGGACATCAAAATTACTACCGTAGTAATCAAACTCAACCCAAAAGGTTTTAGCTCCACCATAATTAGTATTGCGATAGCAGGGTGTACCGTTAGCGTTTATAATAACGCTTGAAGTTAACCCCCGGAAATAAAATTTGCCGCTATCGTAAGCATAGCGGGTAGCTCCAGAGATTGCGGTATTGCTAGTACTGGAAATTAGTGAAGGGTCAGCAGTAGGAAAAGCTTTAAGTGGGCCAGTAGCTCTAGCAAGAAAACCATCAAACTTAGACTTTATAGCAGAACTGCCTTTAGCATCGTAGTTACTAGTTAAAGACACTGCACCAGTAAGGCCGTCAACAGATGACACACCTGTTGTAATAGCTTGCCATTGGGTGTCATAATCTGTGTTAGACCTTTTAACTAGTGCTTGTCCTGTAGTTCCACCTGCGACAACTCCTACACCAACTGCGCCTGTTGGGCCTGTAAGGCCAATATCGCCTTTTTCTCCCTTGTCGCCCTTAACACCTTGAGCAAGATATTTCCAAGTTCCTGAAGTAGTGTCATAATATTTTATTGCGCTCATGCAGAACCCCCGTCAATAGCATTTATATACGTTACATCGTTTGGGTCTACCCAAAGTTGTGAAATGTCTGTTGGAGCTGACGTAGAAATTTTTACATTGTTTTGTTGGGTTAATGTCAGTGAAACCCATTGTTGAGTAGGTACATCCCAAATTTTTAAGGCTGTCATGCTGAACCCCCCGATATTGTGCCGCCGTAAACAGTCGCACCAGTTATATTGATAGTTCCACTTAAAGTTGGGTTATTAAGGTCAGCAAGAGCTACTGCGTATCCTAGAGAAGTCCATGGTGTAGAGCCGTTACCAATCTTAAATTTGCGAGTATCTAACTCAAACCCAAATTCACCAGCATCTAAGATTGGGTTAACAGATGTCCATACTGAAGAATTTCCACGTCTAGTTCTCATAGAACTTAATTGCCCTGCAGGTGTTCCGCCATCAAAAACTGCAACTTGCGCTAAAGTAGTTGAGGTATCAGCCCACAACTGTGCGTGACTTGGAGGTGTATCCGAAATTATAATACCAGCAGGAGAAGAAGATATTTCAGTACCAATATCGTCTGTATCTACCCACAGAACTTTAGTGTCTGAAGGAGCGTTTGGCTGAGCTAGGATTCCAGGCAATCCATTAGGGCCTCGTTGTCCTGGGACACCTGGCAGCAAAGTAATATCAATTACTTGATTAGCTTCCTCGTTTGGTTGAAGAAGCGTTATATCTTTTTCTGGTAAAGGTAAAGGGGCCATTATATAATCACCGTACTAGAACGAGCAGTAAAGAAATTCCCGCCTTTGATTTCGGTAACATCACCGGTAAAGTCATCTACTGTAGAAAGAGACCAGTAAGCACGTTCTGCCAGTCTAAGTGTCTGGTCCTTAGTAAACGACATTGTAAAGGTGTAATCTTTAGAAACGTTTGTTTCTACTTGCGCAGCTAAACCAGTTAATGACAAGACAGTTGTAGAAGTACCAGTAACAGTAAAAGTTGTGCCAGTAGGAGTGGCGTTACCAATAGTGTACACACCGTCTACTGTGCTGTCTACACCAGTAATAACTACTGAGTTTCCTGTGGTCAAACCATGAGCAGCACTGGTAGTAATTGTGATAGTTCTATTTCCTGAAACTCTAGCTGCATTAGTGATTGTATCAATACCAGGAGCGTTTACAGAAAGAGTAAAGTCTTGAATTGCAAGTGCTGAGCCACGTTGGTTTAATAGTTTTGCTGTGAATGACTTACCAGCAAAGTTGTCTATAATATCTAGTGAGGTACTGAACGAACGTCCTTGGTAGGCAGTAAACTCTCCACCATCAGTAGGCCAAGCAGTTGGCTTATCTCCATAGGTAGAGTGCTGGTCTGCAACTCTTTGTGGGAATGAACGGTCATCGACTTCTTGAGGCTTGTAAACAGGAATTAAACGTCCGGTAGCCTTAGAGATTCTGCGAAGACTAAATACGTCAATTTTATATAAGCCAACGCCTAATTGAACACAGAGTTCACGGTATTGGGTTTGACGAGTTTGAACCATCTCCATAAGCTGACGGAAACGTTCTGAACGAGGGATAGTAACCCCATCTGGAGCTTGGATGTCAATATCAAACGAGGCATCAGTGGCTAAAGTATAAAGAGCAATAGTGGTAGCGTAAATAGCTACAGGGTATTCTTCAATAAAAGGAAGAGTAGAAATATCCATTTTACGGCCCAAGGAGTCTGTGTGTCCCGCAGAATGTTGGGTAATGGCGTCATTAACAATAGTAGTTAGTTCTGCTCCAGTAAAATAACGGTAATAGTTTCCGCTAACAGTAACTTCAGTCATGTCAGCCAGCACATCTGCTGTAACTAAAATACCAGTAGATTCTTCAACATAACTAGTAGAACTAATGTCGGTAGTTCCTGCATATACTATAACAGTAGTTGCATCTAAAGGAGCATAGTGTAGTTTAAAACGGTTGGTTGTACCATCTGCAACGAACTTGGTTACGAAAGTTTTTCCAGCGTCGCCAAGTTCAAGGCGAACTCTGTCAATAAGGCTAGAAGTAGTAGCCATCAATCCTCCAAAGTCTTATATAACTATGTTCTCTTAAAAGTGTATAAAATTCATGGTAAAAGTCCGCCCTGCTGGTGAGGAGGGCGGGACCAGCAGGACGGACAGATTGGGGAGGCGTACTACTGACGCCAGACGTAACCAAGTTCTTCTAGATACTGTGCAAGAGCACGTGGTACCGAGTAGCGAACTCCAGCTTTAAAAGTATAGGAGTTTCCAACACCATAAGTCATATCTTCGATATCGTGGTGTGTACGGATAACAACCTTGTCGTTATTTACTGAGACTCCAACTTCTTCAATTTCATCAATTAAAAGAGGTTGACTTGGATTCAATGGGTCAAACACATCATTCTCAAGGCTGATAGCCTCTGCCTGACGTGAAATGGAAATTTCATCTTTACGAGCAGCTAGTTCAGCTGCATTACGCTTTGCAGCATCTTCTGCTGCGCGTCCTGTTGTGTCCTGTGGACTAGTGGGTTTATTTGCCACGATATTATTCTCCTTGTTATTTGTTTATTTGTTTGTGTTGGGGGGCCCCGAAAGGCCCCCCTCGACGAAGGGTTTGGCTATTAGTTGGTGTAAACCTTGTTGATAGCCTGGTCTGTGATGATACCTAGACCCCAGATGGCGTACCATGCTAGTGCGTGCTCACGACCAAAGTCTAGAACACCACCATCACGAAGCTCAACTGGAAGAGCGATTGCGTGACCAAATGCGTTGTCACCAATCATGATTGACTCGTATACATCCTTTGCAGGAGTAGTACCAGTCGAACCACCAGCAGGGTTAGGTGAAGCTGACCCAGTAGGGTTACCACCTGAACCAGGAGCAGTGTTAGCCTTAACAGCACCATTAGCGTATTCATACTGGTTGCTTGGAGCACCAGTTACAGAGGTGTAGTCAACAGCAGTAGACTGAGCAAGTAGCTTAACCTGAGTAGTCTCGATGAAGACTACGTCGTATAGACGACCAATCTCACCTAGCATGAAGTTACCTGGAGCAGCGTACTTGGTTACTTCGATGAACTCTGGGTTCGAGCGAAGGTCACGAGACTGCTTAGGGTGGATGAACATAACGTAAGTCTCACCAATTCTAGGAATGTTCTTAGAAGCAAGGGTAAGAGCTGAGTCCTTGATAGCACCAGTTGTCAACTTAAAACCACCAGTTAGTTCAGACAGGTTAGCTGCCAACTTACCTTCGTTGTAGTTAGCAAATCCGCTAGAAGTATCTGCGGAACCGTCAGCTTTCAATGTACGGTCATAACCAAAGGTCGCTGAAGTAGCAGCCGATAGTGTGTTGCGAGCCTGTACGTCAAGGTACTGTGCCATGTGGCGACCTAGCAAACGAGATGCAGAAGCCATGATGTCGTCGAACGAAGCGTTCAGTAGCAGTTCTGAAACTGCAACTGCGTAGCCGTGCTCTGCAACGGTGATAGCAATCTGCTCTGCGGTTAGAGCGTTGGTTGACATACGGACACCTTCAGTTAGTGGAGTTGGGTCCACGCTGAAGTTTTTGTAACGAAGGAAGTTAACACGCAGACCTGGTGAAACACCAAGCTCTGTCTTCTTAACTGCAAACTGCTCAAAACGAAGAATAGGCATCGCCTGGAACAGAATTTCCTTCGACCAGATGGTTTGAATAGCCTGTGAAAGCTGGCTATTTGAACCTGAATATGCGGTAGGCGCAGTAGCTAATGCCTGCGTACCTGTAACAGCAGAACCTGCCATTTTTTGCTCCTTTCAGAAGCGGTCGTTAGATTATTGTTTTAGGGGTGTTGCGGATTATATGGCTGTTATGAAACTTTTATAACAACGCATAACTTCCATATTTATCCAAAGAGCCCTTGTCCACTGTTTTTACCTGAGCCAAGTAACTTAGCTCTATTCTTCGCATAGTCTGCCATTGACATGTTATTAATGTCATTAGGTGAATACGTACGTGAGTCCGAGTCGTTGTCGAGGGGTCCGGAAGCCGGGCTCGTAATACGAGTTCCAGCCATTTCCTTGCGGCTCTGCTGTGCAACTTGCGCAACAGAATCGAAGATTTTCGCAGAGCGTTCTTTAAGACCAAGGATGCTCTGCTCAATTTCATCCTTAGAATTACCAGAAATTAGGTCAACTAGTTCTGGAATAATATTATCGCGTTCTGTTTCCATACGCTGTTGGCGGTATGCCGATAGTTCCTGAAACTCACGCTCACGTTCAAGAAGAGCAAATGCCTTCTCACGTTCTTGGCGTTCAGAGTTAAGCTTTTCAGCCCACTCCTGCTCTTTAACCGCAAGTAGGTCACGAACTTCAAGTTCAGCCTCTTCTTGCTTCTTACGTTCTGCTACGGCCTGTGCTTCACGTGCTGCACGTTGTGCCTTACGTTCTGCGTCCTTAGCGTCACGCTCTTGCTTTTCATTACGAAGACTAGCAAGTTCTTCTTGTAGCTTCTCTACCTGAGGGTATAGCTTAGCCTTCTCCTGAGCACGCGCCTTTGCAATATCATCGGCACTGAACTGGTTCTGCACTGCTACCTCCTCAGCAAAAGCTGCATTAGTAATTGATTCAGTAGATTCTACTACTTCTAGGTTTTCATCCATTATTATTCTCTTTTCATTCTCTTGGTCGTTTTCCGTATTAATGCCACATGACCTTGTCAGTCGTACTTATTAAGTAACATCATAATTATATTTTGTTACCTAATTAAATAATGCCTTAAACTAAAGCATTAATCTTTGTCAACTTGTCTGCGTGCTGGAATTTGTGTTCCATACGCTCCAGCTACCAAAGAATTCCTTATTTCATCTTCACCCTGCAACTGCTCTTGAGCTACTGCTTGGTCTTCCTCTGCGGCTACTCCTGAGCCTTGAGGGCCTAGTTGACCGTCACCTAGTAAGTCTCCATTGCCCATCATCATTGGGTCCATAGGAGTAGCAGTGCCGTCAGGGCCTACCATCATTCCAGTTAAGTCCATAAGCTGCTTAGTAATTTGAGCCTTAACAAGGTTAAGTGCACCTTCAGACTTAGCGTCCTCAATAAGTTCAGAACGAATCTCCTGCAGCTTTTCTTCAGGGAATTCTTCACCCAGAGCACGCAAAGCGCCTTCTTTAGACTCAAGACCCATAGACATTTTTTGCTGAAGTTCGTTCAACATAACAATCTTGTCTAGTGGTAGAGGCGGTTCAAAGTGAACATAGTTGCTGTATGTAATTGGGTCGTTAGGGTCAAGCTGAGGAAGTTGACCCTCTTTAATTGGCCCATCCTCTTCAGGATTATAAACCATAGTTTCTGGTTCTTTAATAGCAAGGTTAAGAATAACAAGCTGGTTAATCTTTTCAATACCTTTACCGTATTGTGTGCTCTTCTGTGACCAACGGTTCATCAAAGGCTGGAACTGGATAGAAAGCGCAACACCGGAGGTATTCGAAATAGGCTGTGCTTGACCCAATGCAGACTCTGGAATGTTCATCATTTCGTGCATGGAGCGCTTTAATGTTTCAAGGTATTGTAGAGCACCCTGAATACCTGCACCGCCGCCTTCAAGGTTAAACACCTGGGCGTCTTTAGGTAGACCACCCCAAACCTTCTTAGCACCCTTTTCAAGGTTAGAAGCCTTAGCACCAACGATTACTGTAACAGGTGCAGCATGGTAGTTAATGATATCCGCGATGTCTGTAGAAATTTCGTTATATGCACGGTTGATAGTAATGATATCGTGGGCATCAGCAAGGCCCCATGGAGAACCAGATACAGGGATGTTTGGGATATGTACTACAGGAATCATTCCCAGTGGGTTTGGGCGAGAGTCAATCAACTCATCATTAACGTATTCTTCAATGATGTCATCAGTAAGAATTTCAGTGTAAGTAAAGACCTGACGAGTTCCTTCTAGAGATGTGCCCCAGAAACGGTACTTCTGCTTAAATCTAAGCAATCTTTCGCGGTCGTGAGGATGGAACTCAGGGAAACAGAAAGCAGGGTTTAATGGAAGAATGCGTACGCGGCCAGGGTGGAAACGGCCAATGGTATCTTCCCAGGCTTCTTCGTAAGCTACTTTAACAAAGCAGTCACCAGTGATTCCACCAGTCTGTGCCATTTCAAATAGGATACGTTGCTTATTGTTATCAAGTTCCCAAACACGTTCTAGACGGTCAGGAATAATAGCTTCAGTTGCTTTAGGGGAGCGAAAGTGCACTCCATTACCAAAAGTAAATCTTGCTAGGTAATCAATGAAAGCACGGTAGTAATTTACCGAAATCTGCATTTCGCCTTGCTCACGGCGGTAACCCCAGTGATGCCCGAGGTACATCGCCCAGTTGAGCGAGTAACGGTTTAGACGAGGACCGTGAACCTCAAACTCTTCATCAGCAAGTTCTACAAGACCCAGAGGGGAGATGCTGATTGTAAGGTCAGAAGAGGAAGCTCTATAGCTTGGTGGTGAAAAGTCTAAGAATGACACTACTTATCGTCCTTATCTTTACCCCGGTTGCGTGCCAGGACTTCTCTGCGGTGCTCTATAACCCTCTTCATTAGAGACTTACGTTCTGCAAGTTTTGCACTATCTTCAAACCTTCCGCCAAGTTCTAGGTAACGTTGGTGTACCCAGTGGCTTGCTCCTGGAGAAGGATAGATTCTGTACTTAGCTTTAGCTTGGCCTACCACCATAGCGTAAAGCTTTTCATTCAAAGGTACCTCTGCCATAATTCTCCTCTAATCGAAGACACCCCGCCCTTGCGGGCAGGGGTCCATCGAAGCCCTAATTAGTCCTGAACAACTGTTGCGTTAAGACGCATCATGCGTCCGCCCGAAACAACCTTGGTCTCTACAACCTGTTCAGCATTGTTTGAGAATGAGCCATGAGCAAATTCTCCTAGGAATGTTGGTGCCTCTGCCCAAGAAGCTGAACCTACGTGAGCACGCTCACCCATAGTTTCTTCAGCAGTCTTAGTGTGTACTGGTGCATTACGGTTTGGACGACCAGGAGCAGCAGCAAAGCCGCTCATGATTCCAGTCTGAAACTCAGTTGGGACGTCAGTATCTGTAGCAAGACCTTCTTCAAAACGAAGAGGGCCACGACGCTCAGGGTTACCTGACATCTTCATTTCATAGCCTTGAGGTGCGCGTTCAGGGAACTGTGGTTGTGGGGCGATACCCATGGGAACTCCTTTAAAGTTAAATTGGAAAGGAACTAGTATTTCCAATATCTAGTTTGTCTGTTTTATCGAAATATTTCATAGTCAACTCAGATTTTTAGAAAAAAGCTGAATTTGATACTTCAATCTCTGGCATTACTAGTGACTGGGTTAGAGAACAAGCAATAGCTAAAGAGTCTACAAAGTCATCGTGGGCGTAGGATTCATCCGGAGCTTCGACTACAAAGTTTGGTCCTTTATATTTTATTTCAACATCTGTCATTTGTTGTATAAAACGTTTATGTACTCTTAGTCTACGTGTTTTTGCGTGGTTTGGGTAGCTAAGCGAACGTCTTTGTATTAAAGCTTGTAAATGTTTAAATCTTTTAGATTGTTCGCTCTGGCTAGAGGTTAAAGGGAATACATCTGAACGGCCTAATAATAGTTTAAGACGTTGGGCTACTGCGTCACCAACACCATTGGCGTCTACTCCAACTGCAAGTACATCATAGTTAGAAAGGAAGTTTACTATTTGGAAGTATTGTTCTTCCCAGTCATCGCCTTGTATTTCAAGCCAGTTAAGGATTCGGTGGTCAAAATAGCCAAACTCATCGGGCCTGTCCCAGTCCACCCAGACAACTGTGACAACAGTGGAGTCCATTTTTCGAGCAGGGTCGATTCCGACCACAACAGGGGTTTTATGCCATGTCTTGACGAGCTCTTGAGATGTGTCACCAAGCTCATCCAATAAGGTAGTCGTAACAAACATGCCTCGTTCAAGTAGCCATTTGCAGTTGTACGACATCTGGAACTCATCAGAATCTTCTCCAATTCTTAACATCTCTTGTTTAATAAACGTTTTATAGTTTGTGTTGACTTTAGATACATCTCTCCAGTCCCATTGGAAATGGTTCTGTCTTCTGCCTCGTTCAGTCTGTAATCTTTTATTTAGTTGAATCGCTTTATAGAAGTTGTTCTTAGAAGTTGTTGGGGTACCAGTCTTAACCATGATACCTGCGTAATACGCTAGCATAGGGGCAATAGACTTAGAAACAACAAAGTCATCAGCTTCTTGGCACTCATCAATAACGATAAGATGGAACGACTTAGATTCAATCTTAGCTCTAGGGTTAGCAGTCATCATTGTTATGCTACTGCCTGAGTTCTTTAGGCGTACCATTCTTGTTACACCACCAATTTTAGCAGCCTGGTCGTCAATCTCTGGGTCACCCAAAAGCTCTTGGGCACGTTCAGAAGTTAACCTACTAACAGTTCTACCAAATAATGTTTCTGCCTGGCCTTCAGTAGGAGCAAACAATCCAACCCAAATACCATTTTTATATTTGTCTAACAACTCTGGGTAAAGTATAGATAGCTTTGGAAGAAGCACCATAAGTGTGGATACTGTGTTAGCAATAGTTTCTGACTTACCAGACTGACGAGATGCTAGAGCGGTAATCTCATCACCCTTACCAATTAAGACAGACTCAATAATTCTTCTAGCTAATGGTTGCTGGTAATCATGAAGAGCATATCCTACTAGGCCTTCCATAAAGAGCATGATTTTATCTACTAATCGGTCGATAAAGTCTTGAGAAAAGACATCTTCTTCTTTTTCGTCTTCTTCTTCATCTTCTTCAAGAGCCTCTAGATTACGATAAAACTCTGGGTCAATTTCTTCAAACTGAACTTCTTCATTGTCGTAGTCAATTTCTGGGTCTAAGTCCCATGCCGAGGAGTCAAACTCTTGTTCTTCTTCGTACTCTTCTTCGGAGTTCATCTATGCCCTTGTTTGTAGTTCTTTAATAATTGCAATAAGTGCCTCTGCACCTAACAGAGCTTCATCAAGAGAGTCTTGGCTTTTATTGCGCTGGTAGTGGGTTATTTCTTTTCCAATAACAAATAGTGCGTTCTCAACCCACATAACTAAATCAAGCGTCCCAATCCCAGATACCCTTTTCTGCAGTTTGCTGCTTGGCTGGTGTCCAGCCTTTTTCCTCTTGAAAATCTTCATCAGTTAGTACCCGTCCTTGTATAGCGTTATTTAGTGCCGACTCTTCGTCTATTTGTTTTCCAGTCCACATACCAAAGACTACTGCCTTATGAAAGGGTAGTCTAAAGATTAATGGAGTTGCTGTACGGAATGGCTCTTTAATTTCTTGAGTCCATCCACGTACTACTAGTTTATACCCCCATTTTACAGGAAAGTCTATAAACTGTATAAATCTTTTAGTTCCGATGTCGTGTGTCCGAGGCATGTATTCCTTATGGTCGTCTAGCTCTTCCTGCGTTTTTGTTTGGGTTATACCCCGCTTTTTTAGCAAGTTTATTTAAATCTCGTTTACGTTTAGCCCTAGTGTTTTGACCAGAACCTATTGATGGTTTACCAGTAGCTTGGTTAACTGTAGCAGTTTTATTTCTGTAATAAATCTGTGATGTTCTAGCAATTTTATATAAGAACTCTTGAGCAGTTGGGCTTAAGTTACTCATATCAGCAGGGCCGTGTTTGTAAGATAGAAGTTTACCGTCTATAGCTTGCCCACCGTTTTTAGTTTTACGGTTAAGCATTGGGCCTTTTGAAAAAGAGTCATGAAACTCAATCCAAACAGAAGGTGGTACATCATAATAATTATAGAAGGTTCCGTCACGAAACACAACTGTTAGTACACCTGTATCTGTATCTTGGTTATAATCGTAACCAGCGGCTACTGTTCTAGGGCGTCTCCAGTTTGTTGTTGAGGTAGGAATGTCAGCTAAAGCTGAGGCTGCAGCCGGGGTTCCCTTGTATGTCCAACCTGACCTTTTACCCTGTGTTCTTTCTGGGGTTTCATACCCCGAACCTAGATAGGAATCTGCTGTAATACCTCGTTTATACAAAAGATTTTCAGTACTATTTTCTCCAAATTTAAAGAACTCATCTCCAAGACCGGAAAGCTCTGCAACTTGTGCTCTATTTTTAAATTGATTATTATTTATATTAAAAATAGCTCGTTGAATTTCAGCTTGTCTAGAAGCTGTTGTTGAAGAAGCTAGACCCCCAAGAAAACCACGTTCATCATACTCTTCCCCAGCTAAACCTAAAGCTTCTCTTCGAGTATCAACATCCATAAACTCAGACACTTGACGCATGACTGTTTCACTAGCACCAAGCTGTTTACCTACCGGGTCAAATGCTTGAACGCCTGAACTCCGCAAGGCAAATTGGCCTAGGTTACTAGAGTTCAGGCGTTCAGCCATTTTAAATTCCTTTAACTATTAAGCCCAAGGAGTGATAGTGATTGCGGCTCCAGGAGCGGTACTTGCAGTCTCTGCAGCAATGCTCTGAGTCTTTACAGTTCCAGTAGCACCAGTTAGCTGGTTAGTTGCAGTTAGGCTTGCTGTGTTAGTAGCTGTACCAAATGCTGCGGAGCTAGTAATGGTTACGTAACCAGTACCAGAACCAGTTACAGTCCAAGTACCTACTACAGCAGCTGGAACAGAGTTACCAGAAGCAATAGTAATCTTAGTGTTTAGTAGGTAAGCAGTGTCTGCGCTAGCCGCGTAAATGTTGGCCGAGCTAGGCGTGGTTACATCAACACGGGTAATTGTCTTAGCGGTGTTTGTTGCAGCAGTCGCAGTGGTAATAGTGTTAACTTCACCCTTTAGGCCACTTCTGATAGTTCCGGTAGAGTTAATATTTGCTGTGTCAGCAACAGTAAATGCTGCAGAGCTAGTAATAGTTACATAACCAGTTCCGTTACCAGCCACAGTCCACTCACCAAGAACGTAAGAAGGAACCTTAGTTGAACCTAGGGTACCAGCTACGATTGTAATCTTACTGTTAATTGGGTAAGTAGTATCTGCGTTTAGTGCGTAAATGTTAGCGCTACTAGTGGTTGTTACGTTAACACGGGTAATGTCAGCAAATAGCTTGACGAAACCAGCATCTTCAAGTGCATCAATAGCAAGAGCAGTTGTCTTACCAAGAACTAGTGGGACCTTGATGTAGTCAATTGTAGTGCTAGTGTCGGCACCACGGGTTCCCTGGTAGAATCCGTAGCTGTCTTTTGCTCCGATTTCATACAAAGGGTAACCATTGTAAGCTCCAACAACAGTATTGTGAACGCTTACAGTTGGGTCAAGTAGGGTGGACGGGAAAATGTTTCCGCTGTTTGTTGGGTTATCCTGACGGTCATCGTTAGGCTGCATAGGGAAATTACCCCATACAAAGTCAACTTGAACGTTTGATTTGTCATCCAATGAATGACCATTATTATTTGTTGTGGCTCCAAGGCCGTTAACAATTGGCATTTTTATTCTTCTTCCTGATTGCAATCATGAGTGTATAGTTCATCCTCGTAGAGAATGTCGCCACAGTATTTACAACGAAACATGCGGACATCATCTAGTGCTTCGTGTAAGGAGTCGGAGTTTGGGAGCTCATCTTCTGCCCTGGGATTCTGCGCGAAAATCTCAGGAGGAAATGGTCCCCGAGGACTTGAGTAGCCACTAGGGACGGGGTGTCCCTGAACAGCGAACTTACGAATGAGAGGCATTTACCCAACCTTCTTTAAGTCTAATACTAGAGTGCACCATTTTAGCATATTTTTCAGTCTAAATTTAAACGGCTTGAATAAACGGTTTTGAAGTGTCTGGCAAATCATTTTGGAATGTAGTACCAAGTTGTCCGCCTCTAGGAACATAGTACTTAGTTATTGGTGCTGGATATTTTTTAGTAGGGGATTGGTTTGTTGGCTCAATAGCTTGAATAGCACGATTACCCGGTTGAAGCAATTGTTGGCGGGATAACGCTGAGTTATACGCTAAGTGCCTTGCTTTCCAAGCACTATAATTACTTTTTTGACTATTGGTTGGCCTATTAGAAAGAATGCTCATATCAGCATTGTGTCTAGAAAAAACGTTGTTAGTTTCTAAAGTTGCTAGTGGACGGGCTTTACGAGTAGCGTCCATTTTTTCTTGCATTACTTGAGACATTGGCTTAGTAGGTCTACTGCTTACCCAGTTTTTAAACTGTTTAGAATTTTTAATACTAGAAAGAGAGTTTTTTCCTTTTAATTTCCCTGTAGCAGTTGCAAGATGGTAACCTACTGTTTTAGGTGAACTAGCCATTTATTTTACCCTCAATATTATCAAAGCGGTTGTTTCCCTCATCAAGTCTAGCATCAATTTGTTCTAGCTTCTTTTCAACTCGAGTGATAGCGTCTTTCATGGAAGAGCCGCCGTTACGCTTCAACTCACCGTCAATACGGTTTAAGCGCTCCATTACACCTGGCACGGCGGAACGACCAGGTGTTGCCGGTTCTCCAGCCCAATCTCTGTGGAAATCATCCCAGGCATCCATAGCAGCGTGTACACGGTCGCATACCGGCTTTAGAAGCCTCCAAAGCAATCCGAGTGCAGTTCCGACTGTTATGACGCCTGCGGCCCAATAAAAGACAATTTGGTCCATATTACTTTATCCCCTTTTTTACTCGATAGCCCCCGCCAAATCCTTCTCCAATAGGACGCCCAGGACCAGCCCACGAAATTTGTGAGCTAAGTGCTGGATGTCCTATGGAGCCTTGCATTTTACTTAAATAGCTTTAGTGGGTCTACTAGACGCTCAAATGGAAGTAAGTGTGCTTCTACACCTGAAAAGTCTTTACCCATAGTAGCGACAGTCATATGTAGATGAGCGCCTGTTGAGGCTGAGCCTGATGGGGTGTTCTTGCCACCACCAACTAGTCCTAGAACAGTTTGTCCACCAACAACCTTGTCACCCTTTTTTAGGGTTGGCTTTTCAGCTAGGTGAGCGTAAAGAACCCAGTGCTTAGCATCTTTTGATGAGTGGACAATAATCCAACCTAGAACGTCAGTCCATTCAACAAGACCGACAGTTCCATCACAGATAGCTTTGATTGGGCTCTTTTCTTTTGGTGCCCAGTCCTGCCCGCGGTGTGGTCTACCATTGCGGTATGGAGCTAAGTTACCGAGCTCATCTCCTCTAAGTTTTTTATCAAATGGTTCATGGTATACAAGTTCAGACATGTTTGTCCTTTCGGGGTTATGTATCTATTGTCTATGATTTTTGTTTTAGTTTCCGCTTATACGTAGAAATAAAGCCTCTTTGGTATGCTATACACTCATTTGCGGTGTACTTACGAGTACTATTCGCGGTGTGTTCACGCCAACTTATTAGTGCCAATTCTACCAACTCTTTATGTTTTGGCATATTTGGGTTACGTTTAAACACTAGTCCTCTTTTTTAACATTTTTTAGCTGAACAGACTGCTGGAAAGCAGCGTTGATTTCAGCGTTAGATAATTTACCATCTTCTAGGAAAGCAATAGACAAGCGTTCAATAACCTTGGCTACAGCAAGAATACCGCCAACAAGAGCGGCAGTAGCAGGAGCAACGCCCCCAAGGGAACCAGCACCGATAACACCAAGAGCGGACGCAACAAATGTTGCCAAAATTCTGAGAAGAACATTTCCAGTAAGTTTCATTTAGTACCTCTAACTAATATAAAGATGTTACAGATTGTAAGTGTATTAGTAAAGGAATTGTATTTTCTATATTAAGAATACAAAAAAAGTTTGTTAATTACTTGGCATACCATTCAAACCAGACGGATTTCCAGTTTCTACGTCACTAACACCAGCATCTCTAGCTAATCCTTGAGCTCCCTGCTGTACTGCACTTAGATTAGAGCCAGGCAACAATGTAGAAGGGTCATAGTTAGTTTGCCCCGACACCATGTAAGGCCACTGATTAAAAGCATAGTTACTTGGAGTTTGTTCTCCACGAGTTTGCTGTTGAAGTTCATACGGCTGTGTGCCACTAGTCATTTTAAGATTATCATCAAGATACTGACCAATGTCTGTTGCTTGGCCAGCATACATTCCTTTAGTTCTTTTAGAAAGTTTTGATTGAGATGGCATTATTGCCTTCCAGTATATTGGGCTTCTGTTGCTCCAGTGGATTTACCTGGAGCCATTCCCTCAAACTTTTTACCTTGACCACTGTCTCCATCATATTTGGTGTCATCCTTCATTGCTACACCATCATCCCCCATTGAGCCGTTTTTAGTACTGGTAAATGGTTTGTCATCAAAGTCTTTACTTTGTACACTTCTGCAACCAGAACACATGCCTAATTCCCTTACTATTCAATATAAACAGTATGACAGAAACAGAAAGCCCCGCCAGTCTAAACCAGCGGGGCTACTGCTTATAGAGTTTTGATTACTCTCACAAACCTTATCTGACTCTTTTTATAGTCTGATAAAGGTTGAACTATCGTAGACTGTGTTCCACGATGTGCATTAATCATTTTTCCATTTCCGATGTAAATGGCGGCATGATAGAAGTTAGTGCTGCCATTGTAAGCAAACACTACAATGTCTCCAACTTTAGGGTTAGAAACTCTAGCTCCAATATGTGCTTGGGCATCTGCCGAGTGTGGTAATACTATACCAAATTGTTTATAAGTCCAGCGTACTAGACCTGAACAGTCCCATCCACGGGGACTGGCACCTGAGAATACATAGGATGTACGTCCTACGCGAGTCTTCAGATACTTTACTACATGAGCCATTTGAACAGAATTACGTTTAATCTTTTGTATTTGGATTAAACCCGTTTTTAATGACTGCTCTTTTACTTGGTGTTGCTGTACTGCCTTTGTGTTTTCAATCTGAGCTATTGCCGCAGAAGCGGAGCAACCAGCGAGAGTTAAAAGAACGCTGGCTATTATTACGTACTTTTTCATTTAGCGACCTTACCTTTCATTGCTTTAGTACTGGGGTCGTTTATTGTCGAAGTGACATTCTCTATTAAGTTATAAAAACACCCTAGCACAGATGTTTGTGTTGGGCAACTATTAACTAGTTAGGTAGTCTAAAAGCTCGGGGTTGTCTTTTAGTACCATTAAAAGGGTTTCTTCGTACATTCCAATGAAGTAATGCTCTGTTTCTTCAAAGGTTAGCTTAGGATTCATTTTACTTCCTGTAAAAAAAGTAAATCTAATAGCATGTAGAATCTCGTGCATTAGCACTTGCTTCTTACGGGTTGTGGCTGCATCTATATCAATAATAATCATGTTACGACGTTCTAGTGTATACCCGTAGTTATCCTCATACAACATGCCATCTTCTTTAGAACTGTGTTCTACTATGTCCCATATCTGAGTACCAATAAGTAACGTTTCTGGAATCACCTGTCAGACCCCCATCCTGAGCCTTTAAAGGTGAGTGACGGTGCTGAGAAGACACGAGTCATCTCTTTCTTGCACTCTAAACATTCTGGAACTATACGTTGCTCTGATATGGTTACAACGTGACTAACAGTAGTCTCACAAGTTTCACATTTGTACTGATAAGTAGGCATTGTTAAGCCTTAACTAATTTACGTTTGATTGGGTCAAATACTTTTGGAGACTTCTTAAAAGCCTTCCCACTATTTCTTTTATCGTTACGGGCACCTTTTGCCATTTTATTCTCCTATCTGTTATTGTTCGCTGATTCTGTAGGAGTCGAACCTACGCTAACGGTGTTGGAGACCGCTGTGCTACCGTAACACTTAGAACCATTAGTGCAACTACTCCCAAGGACGAAACAATGGGCGGAGTTATCCACGGCTAGTTGCCATACCGTGGCAGTGGACCAGCACAGAATTGAACTGTGGTCTTACAGAGTCCTACTGGAGGCTTTGTTCTGCAATCGACACCATTTCTAGCCCTTGTGCCAGGATGATTGCCACTAGGCTCACGCGAGAACATACGGTGCTCCTGGCGAACACACGCTCTTGTAATTAGTATACACCAAAATTACTTGATGTCAATTACCTTAGGTTTCTTTTCTTCAGGAAGCTCTTTCTTAAAAGTAATTACTAGTAGTCCATTATCTAGTTCAGCACTTGTTACTACCCAGTACTCAGCAATAGCAAGAGATAGAGTAAAGTCTCTAGTAGCTATACCTTGATATAGTACTTCTCCTTTAGCCTTACTCTCCTTGTTACCTTGAATAGTAATAGTAGAGTCTTTAACAGTAACAGTAATTTCTTTTTTACTAAAACCAGCAACAGCTACATTGAGTAGGTTAGTTTCATCATCCAATTGAACAATGTCGTATGGGGGATAGGTTGGTTTATTTGAGGTAATTTCCTTGAGTTGGTCAAGGATAGGTGACCAGCCAATAGATAGACGGTCTAGACGAGGGAATAGGTCAGCAATGGTAATAACCTTAGGCTTCTCTGATTGCCACTTCTTATAACTATCTTCGTGGATATTTGGACCCCAGGGAGTATAAGGTGGTTTTTTGTTTTTATCCCATGGGTCATTTGAATATGGTTGTATATGCATTTTGTCTCCTTAGACGACAACTGTGCTACGATACCATTTTCACAAACTGTCCGAAGCACAGTATTAATTTACGACACCCAATTGGCGTGTCTATATTTATATTATATATTTAATGACTATTTGTCAAGTTTAACTATTATCTAAATCCTGGATTAGCTTTATGCCATGCTTCAACTACTTTAGACACATGGTCTTCTTGTTCTATCTTAGGCGCTTCTGACAGCTGCTGAGACACGACAGGGTGAGCTTCTTCCCTCTTCTTAGGAGTTTCTGGCCATGAACCTGTACGTTCATAGTGCTCTTTACGAGCCCAGTAGGCTGCATCTCTAGCCATAGCTATCCTTGTTCAACAACGAGAGGCTTTTTTACGGCCCCGCCACTTTTTTAAGTCTTAATTAGTTTATACCTTAATGTCTATGATAGTATGTCAAAATAAAGATATAAGATAAAGGATTGAATATGTCTAAGAAAAACCCAAAAGCTACTATGCAGAGCTTAAAGAGTCGTCTAGTATCCCACCCATTAGCTTTAGGTGTTGCTGGAGCTATGGCTGCTGGTGGAGGAAACCGTGTTGGTGAACCTGCAAACAACTTTGTTGGAGATTTTGCTCAGCCTTATTTTGATATGATTAGTGCTCACCCTAATGGTGCTCCTGCAGCTGGTGCTGCTATTGGTGCCGGAGTTGGTGTAATTAGTGCTTTGGTAGCACAGCGTCGTGATGCTAAAGCTTATCACCAACAGCAGAATGTTGCTGCTAGAACTGCCAGCTTAAATCCTCATATCACTAGAAACTACAAAAACCCTAAGTAATCCTTAAAACGCCCCTGCCATTATGAATCCTTATACACAGGACATGTCTTGCCCCGGGGGATGTGGGCAATCTATAACCTATAATAAAAGCAAAGACACCTGGTCTCATGCAGGTCTACACGATAGTTCTTGTCCATTTCATCAATATGAACCTATGGACCACAGACATGTATTAAATATTAGGTGGGGTAGACTTAAATTCAATGACCAGGGTGAAATTGAAGAGGTAAAAAGGGAACCTAAGCCTGTTCCTGAGCCCAAATTAGCTGATGTAATCAGTCTGGCTCAATATCGTAAGAAAAAATCTTAAAAAACACTTGACAAGCTCTTAACTAGGCTATAGATTAGCCGTATGAAGTTAATTGAGCAGTTTTATCTCCCATCAATGAAACACTCTCTACGGGCCTCACAAGGGCTTACAGGGGCATTCTATGCCTAGACCGACACCGCCATGTGGAACTAGGGCCGGATATCGTCTTCATGTTAGGGTGCAGGGGCGTCCTAAGGATGAATGTGAGCTATGTTACAACGCTGAACTACAGTACTGGCGTGACAAAAGAAACCCAAACCATCCAGATTACCGTGGAAAAGAAATAAACAAAATAAGAAGGCGGGCTACGTTCCTCAAAAAACATGGCCTACCTAAGATTAACTACCGGATACGCAATGAAACCCTAGAAAAACGTAATCCACGTAAATGGGGCTGGGAGCACTACACTACAGAGATGATAATAGAGCGTTGGGGCATCATTTGCTATCTTTGCAGTGAAGAGATAGACTTAGAGCTATCAAGGACAAGTCTAGAAGGTCTCCACCTAGACCATGTCATACCAATATCAAAGAAAGGCTGCGATATCATCGATAATATAAAACCCACACATGCACGCTGCAACCTCGCCAAATCAGACAAAATGTGGCTAAATGGCGAACTCGTTTAGGCTACTGCTTAATATTAAAAGAGCTCAACCGTGTTTTTCACCTGGCGATAATATATCCTGCTTGCGTTAGGGTTGTCCCAAAATTACCGTTATCCTAACACCATCATAAATAGTGATGGCACACTACTTATGTGAATAAGGTTTCGTGCTACCTATGGCGTGTAATTCCTATTTATAGGCATAACCCTTAGTAATACGGCTAAGGGTTATGCTCATAAAGTAATCGCTGACTATCTCCCCTTATTGCTACGGCACGGCTTATTCATTAGGGTTATCTCCCCTAATGTGTGAACTGTGCCGTAGTTAGGTGCAGTAAACGCTATAACAACCGTTATAGTGAAACCCTTTACGCTTAGGAGCGTGATAGCGATGAACACTACAACATCGCAAACAGTATTAGTTGCTGACTCAACTGACGTAACTGGCAACGATGTGCCAGTATCCCTGTTTGAACGTGCCCTTGGTACGTTCACTGGTGACGGTGTTGGCTCTATCTTCAGGACTATTCCTGAATTAGAGCGACTAGTCCTTACTGAAATGGTGGCTCGACTAGAGTCCACTATGGAAGTAAACGGCGTAACATTCACCGTATCAGAAGCGCGTAGTTCCTTTAAGGCACTACACGTTCAGGGTGTCAAGACAGGCAAGCGAACCTGTGAGCAACTCCCAACTTGGGCAAAGAAGTCTGATGCCCCAGAGACAGAGTACGCAGAGACCATCATAGATAAAGAAATCTATGACATCTTCACAGTTGAGCGTGGCTTCATTGACGTAAAGTCAAACGAAGAGGGTGTCCGTGACTATGTAGGTGTTCCTTGCCTGCTTAGAGGAGCAGATGCTCGCCTGTACAACGCCATTGACGAGTTCATTGGTGAACTTGGTATGGGCAGAAGCCGTCGTGGCAACAAGGGGTACTGGTCAGAGTATGACTTGGACGAGTTGGTCGCCGAGATGAAAGCCAGAATAGCTGAAATTAGCTAATCTGGCTACTGCTCAACACACGGGCAGGCTAAGTGAGTCTATCACCAGACTTACGAAGCCTGCCCGTTGCTGTTATCAAGTAAGACGTCGAGCAACGTCTATAAATAATGCAGAAGTTACGCACGCTCTATGCTCCTAACTGCTAGGGAAAGTTAGGCGGGAAAGCCAGTGTTATTCCGATAAGGCAGTCAGCCCTAGAGACACTTTAGGTGTAGGTGTGCAAAGCCCCTCTAGGGCACGCTCATTATAGAAAGGAGCCAAACTATGGCTAAGAGCAAGTATGTCTTTGGAAATGCTTACTATAGCAAAGCCCTAGCTATGAAAGATTACTATTATCATAGGGCAAAAGCAGTGAAGTGGTGGTGCGAGACATTTAACTCAGCACCAACTGTAAGGTCTGATAGAAGAACCTTACGTAAAGCAAAACAAGTCACTAACTGGGACTTGTCAACAATGAATCTCTGGGAAGGAGAGCAGTATGTGTAAACACACAGAGATAATAACAGCAAGCCGTAATGCTGTTGTAGCCCTAAGGGCTAAAGTCCAAAGAAAACTACTTGTATTAGAGAACCCTTTTACAAGCGGCTCTGTAATAGGAGAGTTCTCTAGGCAAGAGAATGCCTATGACTTTCTCCTTATGGAAATAGAAGAGGTTGGCTGTAAGTCCTGTAAATATGATGCTCTAGACCCTGGTAGAAAGAGTAACTACCTTAGGTTTCTAGATGATTATGTTACACACTTTGCTAATGGTAAGTGTGAAGACTGTGAGTAAGTCTTTCTCATAGAAGCAAGGATAGTATTTGGGTTATCTATCCTCTAAGTCTTCTCTATATCTCTACAAATAAGACCCCCGTAGAGATGAATAAAGGGGGCAAGTCGTCCTAGTAGCGCACTCCAAGTGGCATTCCCCTAGAAATACGCAGGGTGAGTAAGGTTCGAATCCTTACAGTGTGTGAAAGGCTCTCTCTATATAATAAGTCCCCCATAGAGAGCAGTAAAAGGGGGCAAAGCCCCCTTAGACCCCCGTACAAGGGCGTTCTAAGGGTAACCAAAGGGGCTTGGCTACGACCAAGGCAAGCACAACCGCTGGCGGTAGCTGTCTTCTCTAGAAGTAGTCAAGCCCCTCAACCTATATGAAAGGTAGGTAAGCAATGACTAAATCAGTCAAGCAAGCAACACCTGTTACACCTGTTACACCAGCTAACACTAGCAAGCGAGCAATCGCTAGGCTCAAAGTTAGAGAAGCAAAGCACGGTGCAGAATGTCTTTACTGTGATGGTAGTGACCACAACCGTAAGCAAGTGTGGGATGCTGAAACACACAGTTGGGTAAAATAATGACTGAGCACAATCAATATTATGTAAAGTTCAAGCCATTTGATATAGCCGTAGCCCTAAAAGGTAACGCTGTGCCTAATGGTTGGGTAAGGATAAGCCATAGTATGTGGCTTATGTTAGTAGCACTAAAGACAAGGAGATAACAGTGCAACTTATATGTAATGAGTGCGACTTCAATAGAGTCGCTAAATATAGACAGAGTGCTAAGCGTTTCTTGCGAATGTTTCACGTGGAACATTGGCACTACGCACAGTTGATTAGCTGTTCACAAGCATTCCGTAACAAGCCAAGGGGTATGTAATGGCTATGTGTAGGAAGTGTGACTCCGAGGGTCACAAGACTAAGGCAGAGTTCGCAATAATTGTGAAACGAGCCCTGCATACATACAAAGATAACAACCAAGTAGATAGGTCATTTTTTGTAGATGTAAGTCCACGTATCAAGGCGTATCTATGCCAACCCTGCCTGAAATACACAAAAGAAACCGAAGTAGTTCAGTTTGATACTGAAGTGCTCTAACAAAGGAGATAACAATGGCTAGTTCGCTAACCGAATTACAGTATAGGCAAGGCACACTCACTAATAGATTAGAGAGATTGCTAAGCTTACAATCTATGATGGCTAACCCTGACAAGCGTTTAGAGAATGATATAAGACTGACACGCTTGTCCCTAGATGATGTGAGGAAACAAATTGCCAACAGAAACAATCGCTAGTATTGCCAGCCAGCCTAGCCAACACAAACAAACTAAGTGGGTCACAACCACTAAAGATTACCCAACATATAGTCTTACAGCACAGATGGGTAGAACCATCAGACGACTTCGTACAAACCAAGATAAAACATTACGACAACTTGCTGACACAAGTTATATAGCATTGTCTTTCTTGGCTGAAGTAGAAACAGGTAAAAAGAACGCTAGTCCACATACTGTTGAAAGCATATGCATAGGGCTAGGAATAACAACGCTAGAGTTCATGCAAGAACTCTGCGTAACAATAGAAAAAGGATGGTAACAATGGCTTATATAAATAGGTCCCCGCATCATTTGCACTATGACCCATCAAATGATGAGTCAAAAAAATATGCTATGGAAAAAGCAAAACAATCATTCCTACAAGCATTAATAGATGGGCTTGAAACTAGGCAGTACACTTGGGAAGTTATAGGCGACCCAGACCTTGACCGTGTTCATCTAATCTCTTGTAAAAATGAGCAAGGAGCAAAAGAGTTTGCTAGCAAAGGGCTAGTAAATGGTGCATCACTTGGTGCACTAATTGAATCACGAGTGTTGAAGTTGGAGGATTTCAATGAGTAAAAATATAGATATACCTAGAAAGCTATACTATCGCCTGATGTTCTGGCACCAGTTAGCCAAGTTTATATATATGCTACACCGTAAGGCTAAGTGGAGAGAAGACTTAGTTGGCATCAAAATCCATAACAACAATAACAAACAACTGAAAGAAGCAAGCAAATGACACTAGCAGAACAATACCGTAATGTAATCGCTGACCTAGAACAGGACATTGGTTATGAAGAGAGTGCACAAGAGACAGCACTTAGTGTGCTCAAAGGCAGACTACACGAGATAGAGAACGTGTTGCCTGACCTGTTCAACGAAGACATTGACAAGATGTTTAGTTGGATACCTGAAGTGTTTGAAGAGACACCTACCACTCAAATTGTCGATGAGTTGAATGCTAGATTTAGTAAGTTCTCTCAAGAAGACGACAACAAATAAGATTCTTTTAGCAATTCCGCTAACAGATAGCTATAACAAATAGAAAGGCACCACAATGGCAGTAACAACAAGTATCCGAGTAGATACACAAGCAGCAAAGGCTAAACTTCAGGCTCGTCTTGACGACCACAAGAAAGCATTTGCTGCATACAATAAGGCAGTTGAAAAGTATGAAACTGACCTTGATAAATGGGCACTAAAGGTAATTAAGCACAAGGATGCTATTAAAGTATCTGTAGGTCACGGTAACTCAGTAGGTGTAGAAGTTCCTCAGTCTATGCGAGACAGTAAGCCAGTTCATCCAAGGGAGATTGACTTTGCTGGTATGTTGAACTACCGTAGTTCATACAACTCACCAAGTGATGTAGAGGCCATTGAGAATGCCTTAGGTATTCTTGGGATTGCTATTGATGCAACAATTAACGTCAATGCAATCAAAGGTGTTGGCTCATTCCTTAAGTAGTATGTAAGGAAATGGCACTAGGAGCAGAGATGTTCCTAGTGTCTAACCTTTACATAAAGTAAAGGACGTAGTGCCTGTCTAGAACCAAGAGCTAAGATGCAATAGGACAAAAAGCATCCACTAGCCCCATCAAAGTAAGGGAAATTCCCCCAAACGTGGACAGAGTCGATTAGGTTGTATGAGCATTTGTAACTCTAGAACTAGACAGGCACTACAAATTAAGAATTCTATGTAGCAATACATAGCATCTGGAGTGGGCGGCCAGTAAAAAGAAAACCCTATGTCGGTGCAAGACCGAACTTCTATGCTGTGGCGAACATAGTCGGAGTTGCTGTGGTTTTAATAGTAGTTGAGTTAGCGATTGCTGAGTGCGTTACTACTGGTCATTGTCCACTTAGTTTGACTAAGAATAATACGTAAGACGAACTCACATCAAGCCCCCTGTTACACTGTCACACAATGAGTTTATATAACTAGTGCTGATGTAGCAGGGGGCTTGCTTATAACACAGAGCGGCTAGCCCGACACAAACACCTAGCCCATAAGTTTCCGTAGCAATACGGTTTGCTATTAGCAACCCCGCTAATAGCCAAATATATATAGAAAGGTTGATGTCCTATGGATAACAACGTGCCTAAGATTACTCAAGATAATCTACCTAATGATAGCTATTTCATTGTAAGAATGTGTGTTCATTGTCAGGATATTACAGACACTATAGCAGTACCATTTCATATGCCATTCCCTAGTGTACGAATTGCTAAAGCAATGATGCTAGGAATGATTGAAGATGCTATAGATGACGACAAGTCAGTGAACTTTACTGATGGAGTTGTACACATGACAGATGATGAGGGTGAGCAACACAAGTACATTCAGGCTATCATCCACATCACCAACAAGATTGTTTGGCGTCCAGGTGACGACGAGCAGATAGACTCTAAGTTCAACGACATCATTGGTGCTCTTGACTTAGATACCCCAACCGAATAGAAAGGCAACAAATGTACGCAGCTATGATGAAGTGCCAAACTTCTACAGGAGATGTACGCACAGTCGCAGTAGTTCCTACTACTGATGATGTACGTATCTTCTCACGATTAGGAGAGGGGCGTGGTCGTGCTGGTGCTTGGCTAGAAGGAGATGTACTCATTGAACAAAATGAGTTACTTATTGGAAGCCCAGTATCACTCAAGACTACTCCGTCAGAAGACAGAGTAATCAACTCTACTATCACACCGTCAATGTTCTTGGTGAAGTTAGGCAAGAAATTGCCTGAAAGCAGCACACCTAGTTCAACGTCAGCACTAGAAGAGTTTCAATCTCTACTAGAGCAGGCATTGAATGACCCAAGTTCATTGTCTGTATATGAGCAAGCAATTGTTCATACACAAGCCACACCACAGCCAGTGGTGCAACAGCAGGTAGCAAGCCCGTTGCCTGTTCAACCCGAGATGTCTAAGGAGACACCTATGGAATACTCACAACCCCTACCAGCATCAAGCAACAGCCACAGTGTATTGCTTGTGCCAGAAATCAAGCCACACTTCACTAGGACATTCGATGAACTAGACGAAGTAACTATCCTTGATTCAGCACGAGCAAGAAAAAAGACTGTGCTTATCACAGGTCCCGCTGGTACAGGCAAGACTAGTTGTGCTTACAACTATGCCGCAGTCAATCATCTACCATTCGTAGTTATTGAAGGCACACGACAGATTGACGAGACCAAGGTTCATGGTCGCTTCATTCCTACTGGTGTTGGTAACAGCACTGCTTGGAAGTACAGTCAGTTCGTTACTGCTATCCAGCAACCGTCAGTAATCCTTATCAACGAGTTGAGTCGTATGCCTGCCAAAGCAGCCGACTTGTTCCTTCGTGTACTCAATGAGCGAGAACTAATCATTGACCAACTCAATGAGGTTATCAAGGTGCACCCTGAGTGTCTGTTCATTGTAGACCAGAACACAGGTACTGGCTATGCTGTTACAGCACAAGACAAGGCATTGCTTGACAGAATGCAACCTAAGATGGAGTTTGATTACGACATCAAGCTTGAGTCTAAGTTCATCAAGTCCGAGTCATTGCTGTTGTTTGCACAGTCTATTCGTGAAGCAGCGACTATGACTGACCAGTTCACAACACCTATGTCGCCTCGTATCCTGCTTGACTTCGTAGACAATGCTAAGCACCTCAACTTAGCATTCGCTGTGCGTTCATTGCTCAACAACTTCCCTAAGGATGATGGTGAGCGTGAAGCAGTCAAGATGACTCTAGACTCCAACATTGACGCTATTGCGTCAGAGTTGGGTGTAGAACTAGGCAGTTACTCAGCCTAGTCCCTCAAGTCTTATGTAGCACAGTCGCGTTGGCTAGTCGGCTAGCCGACACAAACATCTAGCGTGACTGTGCTACCTAAGCACCAATACAATACAAGGAGAAATATATGCAAATAATACCTAACGGTTACAATCCCCTTGAACTTGACAGTGATAAATATATTGCTGTCAATACCGACGTTGAAGACCTGAATGCTGAGCGTGCTGAGCGTATGACGAGAGTCATATCTAAGTTCTCTAGTGCGATTACATCCCGGGTTGTCAATGTGTCTGTAGTAAATGACAAGCAGGTCAACCTGCCTAGTGCAGACGCTACAGCGTGGTCAGATGCTGAGAACATCTGGTTCAATATAGACAAGTTAGGTGACCTCAATGACCCCGACACTGCGTTAGCAATCAAGGGTGTCAGTCTTCACGAATTAGGTCACATACAACTAACACCTCGTGCTGGTAGCAATCTAGTCAAGTGGGTTCGCGGTAACAACTTTGAGCGTGCATTCAATATACTCGAAGACCAACGCACCGAGTTGTTCTTGTCTACTAAGTACAGTAACGTAAAGCACTGGTTCACAGCAGCAGTTACTAAGTATCTTATAGACAATCCACAAGCAATACCTAATGCGTTCCCACTCATACACGGTAGGTCATTCTTACCAGCAGAGTTGCGTCAAGCAATTCGTAGTGCGTATGCCAATCAATCTATAGCCAATCAGTTGGCTAGTATTATTGACAGGTACACAGTACTCAATCTATCTGACAGTGTTAGTATCCCTATAGCACAGCAGTTGATTAGAGAGTTCCACGAGTTGATTGCTTCAACTGGTCAAGGTTGGTCAGATGTACCTAACCCAGACAAGAATGGCAGTGGCGCAATTATGAAGTCATCAGAGAAGTCTAAGCCTATGAACAAAGCAGGTCAAGACCGTATCATTGACAAGATAAACAAAGAGCGTGGCAATCAGCAGTCTAATCCTAGTGGTGACGAAGAGGGTGAAGAGTATGAGCCTAGTGACGAGCCTAGTGATGAGCCCGGTGAAGATGGTGAGGGTGAGTCTAGTGACGGTGATGCACCTAAGCAACATCAACTTCCACAGTCTGACGGTAACCCCGGCAAGCAAGCAGGCGAAGGTGTTGAAGGTGCTACTAACAACGTTACACAGGTAGCACAGAAACATCTCAACAATGCTAAGCAGATATTGCGTGAAGACCTACAAGATATGGTAGCCCAGTTCAATGGTGAGTCTTCACTTACTAGCAAGCATCAGAAAACACCAGAGCGTAGTTATTATGAGCGTGAGGTAGCTGTGCCTGTAGACGTTGTTACTCAAGTCAAGTCATTCGTTAATCAACTAGAACTGATACGTGCTGAGCATGACCCAGGTTGGAAGCGTAGAGTTAGTGCTGGTAAGTTAAATGTTTATCGTTATATGACTGGTGCTGAGCCTGACGAAGTGTTTGACCTATGGGATGAGGGTCGTGAAGATGTTGTAGACATTGAGACCGTTGTCCTGCTAGATAACTCAGGCTCTATGGGTTGGACTATTGACTCAGCACACGATTCTATGTGGGCTATCAAGCGTGCTATGGATAAGATAGGTGCTTCTACTACAGTAGTTACTTTTGCTGATGATGCTCGTATATTGTACGGTGCCAATCAAAAAGCCAAGGTTACTAAAGCGTATGTAGGCGTAGCAGGTGGTACTAATCCTAAGCAAGCCGTTGACTATGCTAAGTACATTCTTGCTAACAGTGAGCGTGCTATCAAGATACTTATCGTCATCACTGATGGTGAATGGTGGAACTCAGAAGAGCAAGATAGAATCATAAGTCAGATGCGTAAGGCTGGTGTTATTACAGCCCTAGGTTATATTGACCCTCGTGGTGCTTGGTCTGAAGAAAACAGGCAGAGGTTTGCTGATGATAGAAAACAGCAGGTCAATGGTCACGGTGCTGAGATTGTTGTAGCGTTAGACAACGGCAACTCACTGCTAAATCTTGCCAAAGCATTGGTCAAGGCTGGCATCAAACGTAACTTATCTAAGTAAGGAGATAATAGAATGGGTTACTGGATTAATCATAATATAAGGGCTGAAGGTAGTAAGGAAGATATAGAAGCGTTAGCATCTAAACTTACTCAACGTCGCCCTAAGTCATTGAATGATGAAGGAGATATAGTATGGAGTGAAGAAGAGTTTTCATTTTATAATATAATCTCTCCACCGGAAGAGATGATAAAGTCTGGAGAATGGTGGGAAGAAGAGGGCAATCAATGGAAACAACAACACTGGCAATGTTATGATGCACCTGCTGAAGAGTTTGATGTGTTTACGCCTTTTGGAAGTAATAACAGTAATACACGTATGCTTACCATACGTATTGATACTAAATACGATTGGCCAGTAGATATATTCCATGAGTTAATACGTCAATATCCTTCCATAAAATTTAGTATATGGTCTGAAGGTGAAGAGTCTGAAGCAATTCATATTACAGGTGTTCAAGGCTCATATAGTCAAGTAGACTATCCATCACCTAACTCTCACGCTGACTGGGAAAGCCGTGGTGATATAGATAGTTGTTGGTGTGGTAGTTATGATAACCCTGATGACTGGTATGAAGACTGCCCTAGAGATGACCCTAAAACATACAAGGTAGTAGTAACACATACCCATTATGTCAAAGCACTTTCTATGAAGGATGCTGCACTTGCAGTAGAAGCATACGATAATAACTTTAATATGCCAGAGGATACAGAGATGGTTAAATATAGTATCATACCTAATGTACTTGCTGAACTAGTAGATAAAGAGGAGGTGAAATAAATGATAGAAGATGAAAAAGAAGCAATGGCTGTTGTCCGTGCGTTACTTACAGCACGAACAATATATAGCAAAATGGTTTCTGATGCTTCAGAGGTGCTTGATAAAGAAGACATCGATAGAGCAACAGAAGACACAGAAATACTTACTAAAGTAATTGTCAAATTATTAGGTAAAGACCCAGACGTACAGTAGTATATACACAGGCTGACCTAGTCGGTAGTGGGCTAGGTCAGCCCAACACAAACAAACTAAGGAGCAACAAATGGAAAAAGTACTAAGCATTACAACTGACAACTCAGTTGAGATAAAAGAAGTAGACAGCATTGAATACGAAACATTATATGAAGCAGTCAATGGTTTAGTTGAGTTAGTTAGTATCAACGAAGACATTGATATGTGGTTAAACGAAGAAGGTAAACTGATTGGTCTTGAACCTAATGTTCTAGCAACCCTATTGTTTAACAAGGCGTTTAGTCAAAAGGATGTTATTATGGGCAACATCATTATTACAGGTGGAGCAGATGACGAAGGTAACACAGTAGGGCTATCAGATGCATCAATTATAGATATCTTTGCTATGCTACAAGACGCCATCGACGAAGCAGTTAACTACACAGACAATGACTGATGTAGATACAACAAGGGTGTGCGGTTATTGCTATACCAAAAACCACGATAGATGTCGTCCAGTAATTAAATGGTATGACAAAGAGTGGTATTGCTATTGTAAATGCCAAACTAAAGAAGGAGAAACAAATGAACACGATATACTGCCCGAGCTGTGATGAGCCTACAACTCAATCAGCACTAGACAAATGGGAAATGTGTTACAACTGCGAAAAGCAAATGTGTCCAGAGTGTAGTCAACCATTCTGTGACCACGACCAGTAAAGGGAAACAAATGAGTAATGATTATATGGAGCCAACCACTTGTGATTGGTGTAGCAAAGTATATGAACTATCGGAAGGTGGGTATACAATGGGGGATAAGTTATGCCCTGAATGTGTAAACACAATGGAAGAAACGAGATACGAATGAAGTGTGAACATAACCTAGTACATATTTACAAAAGACATGAGTGTGATGGGTGTTGTGCTCAAGTTATATTAAAGGAGGGAAAATGAGTGTAATAGAACGTAGTAAACGATTGGTAGTAAGGCGTCACTGGTACCACAAAGGACAACAAGCTGAGCAAGCAAGAGTTGTTGAACTACTCAGCAACATTGCGTGGACATCAATAGCAAAAACAAATGATGACTCTCGTATGGTAAGTACTAACGACATCATCAAACTAATACAAGGAGAAACAGATGAAATATCAAGTTGAATTAAATATAACTCTTGAATATGAAATGGATGACTCTGGTAGAACTACTGAACAAATTGCAGAGCAGATACTAGAAAACATTTGTTGGAGCTATCAACCAGCAACAGGCAAAGTAATAAACATAACTAAACTAGGAGAAACAAATGGCTGAAAAATATGTAAAGCATCTTACTAATGATGAACTGTTAGAACGTATGGCAGAAGAGTTAGTAGCAACTCACAGAGACACAGGTATTGACTTGGGTTATTGGGAGACTGCAAGAGAGATTGTAGAAAGGTTCTACGATGTTAAGATACACTTATCAATTAGTAAAAAGGAGCAATAAATGAGTAATGTATGGCAATCAACACTAACTAAAGATATGGTATCTCATCTTAATGATGATACAATCGCAGAGATTGTAGAAATGTTGGATGATGCCGTAGCAAATATCTGTGAGGAGTACGACATTGAGTAAAACAATATGGAGAATATACGTAGACTATGGTTCAGGCTATGGATGGGTACCAGTTAACTGGGCTCCTACGTTTGATACAAAAGAAGAAGCACACGAATGGATTAATGATGACCATGATTGGGAGTCACCAGTAACAGCACATGAAGAGGAAGTAGAAGAAGATGAAGACTAGGTATATGATACAAGAACGTTTTCCAGGAGAAGGCTGGCAACTTGCTCACTGGGCACCAACGTTTGATACTAAGCAAGAGGCACTAGACTGGATTAATGACCCAGAGAAAACGTGGGAGACACACGCTTCAGTACTTGAAATACAAGTAGAAGAATAAAAAGAATGGATGAGCAACACATGAGAAAAGCAATGGAAACACTACTACTCGATAAAGAAAATGTTGAGACGTTTATCGATGAAACACTAGCCCACAGGTTAACTGATGCTGAGTGGGAAGATATCTGTGACGCTATTGATAACAGCATAGCAGAGTACCTTGATATGGAACTATGGCATATCGTGGAAGATTACAAAGCAAGTAAAGGAATCAATTAATGCCTGTATATCAATTACAAGTTGCAACTATTGTTGAGTTCTATGCTGAGAACGAAGACATTGCAATAGATATGGTCGATAAAATAACCGACAATATCGTGGAATCAAACGTGTATCCAACTATGGCACACGTAGTTAAACGAATCGAGGTAGATTAATGGAACAGCACGAACTAGGTGAGGTCGTATGGAAGATGAACTTACGTGAATTACAAGTCAACCATATGGATGAACTAGAACTACACCTCTTCTATAATTCTTTAGAAGATGCAATTAATGATGTACTAACAAACTATGAAGTGGAGCTAACCTTTGGAGACGAATGATGGAACAACCCGTAGTGGTGACTACCATTTAGGGGCACAACATGAACAAGAAAGAATCATTGAGTATTTACTCAAGATGAATGTCCTACGTGAAGCAATGTTTTACGAAGGATGGGTAGCAATGGATGTCGATGGCAATAGTGGCGTTGACCTAGATATTAAGTTAGGAGGGATGTAATGAGTAAAATCAAGTTATCAATAGATACTGTAGATAGTATTGTTGACTACATAATGATGTTGGAATCAAGAGTACCAGCTGAAAATATGTTCGACAAAACTAAAGACCAGTCAGAAGCAATTGCTGATATGTTAATCAAACTTGCAGATGCAAGGGACAGGGAAGACGACTAGTGGAAGAAGAGTTTGACGAACTGTTAGATGAAATGTATGAGCCCTATGAAATTGTAGGGCTCATACTATCCCCCTCTAAAATACTAAAAGAGTGTGACCCTGTAGCCTATCGTCTTACATTTAACGACTGGCTTAGCCTAAATGAAGAAGAAGGAGAGTAAACAATGGAACAACTACATGGGTATGACGCGTGGCTAGAAGCGCCCTACACAAACCAATCTGAAGCTTGTGAACACGAGTGTGATGAATGCGGTGGTGTAGGAACGCTTGATGATGTCAAGTGTGATTACTGTGATGGTCGTGGTGAGTGTGAAGGTGACTGTGAACCACCAGAACCACCAGAGCCAGACTATGATTGGGAACCTGACTACGGGCCTGAAGATGAATAAAGAATTAAAGTTACTATTAATTTCTTTACTATGTCTGACCTTAGGTATAGGATATCTTTACTGGCATCAGAACTATACTTGCTCTACTATTGAGTACCAAGATTTACAGGGTACTCATAGTATGAGTGAGTGTACTAAAAACAAACCAAAAACCTGTTGGGACAACTACCCAACAGAACAAGCCGCAATACAAGCATGTGAAGGAAACCAATGATAGAAGAAACAACCGTAGAAACCGAGCCAAAACAAACACCCCCTAGAGTATGGGACTATGTGTTCCACTGTGAAACAAACAATGGCTATTTACTAGTCAAGATTGATGCCGACTCTGAAGATGAGGCTATCAAGATGGCTAAGGAAGAGTTTGATGAATGGGGTACAGACATCTGGACACCAGACATGCCTGTGTATATAGGTAAGTTCTCGTATGAACTAAACAAAGGTAACACTATTACAACCGAGCGTGGAGAAGTAGTAGACTTCTCTTCAATACAATAAGGAGCAATACAATGGAAAAAGAAACCCTAGTAAGTAACACAGCAGAGATGCTACTAGACAAGGTTCGTGTACAAATGGAAGAGTCATTTACTCTTGGCATGAAGTACAAGCGTCTATCAGTAGTAGACAAGTTGATTCCTATCCTACGTGAGAACGAGTTTAGCGAAACTACTATTGCACTAATATTGCAAGACATTGGCCTATTAGATGAGGAAACATATGCAGACGTTTTTGCCGATATCGATAACAGTTAGAAGAGATACCTACGATGCAGACACTGCTGACAGTAAGGCTATTCTCCAATGGGCAAGTGATATAGCTCGTCAACTAGACAACAAGCGTCTATTTAAACAGGCTCTTGAAGGTTGGCAGATTCTTATGAATCTAACAGAACTTGACCCGCAGAATAACTATCGTAAGCCTGCAGGGTGGTCCAGCCACCCTGCAGTTAAGATGTGGCGTGGTTCAGAGTTAATATTGTACTTCTATATTCAAGCAATGATTAATGAGTGGAGAGCACGTGGGTTTAAAACTACACTTGCTGTTAAAGCAATGTCAACAATCATTAAAGCAAAAGAACATGGTAAAGCAGGTAACTTTATTCCTGCTTGGATGCGTGACCAAAAAATGTTTGATGCAATGGCAGCCAGTCATCGTAAAGCATTATTATCTAAGCACTACGAGCACTACAATCAATTCAACTGGGAAGAAGATAAAGGCTATGCACCAGAGTCTTATGACTATGTATGGCCAATAAAAGGAGGAAAAGATGCCGACGTTGAAAGAACTCCGGTCTTTGCTTGAGCTAGCAACTCAGCAAGGATGGAAAGTAGAACAACGCAGTAACAACCACTATAAATTAGTAGCACCAAATGGTAAAGTGGTGTTCACCTCATCCACACCATCAGACAAACGTGCAATAGAAAATATTAAACGTGACCTACGGTCTGGCGGGTTAGTAATTATAAAGAAAAATGAAAGGCGCAAATAATGGATATGGAACAAGCTGGATGCAGGGCGGTTGACCCCGACTTATTCTTTCCTGAGGGCAAGAACAAAAGAGAGCAAGAGTATAACGCTAAACAAATATGTGCTTCATGCCCTATAATTACAGACTGTTTACAGTTTGCAATAGATAATAAACAGGTAGGTATATGGGGTGGAACTACGGATGATGAACGTAGACACCTTAATGTAATTATTAAGTAATAAAAAGCCCCCTGCCTGGCAATTAGCTGGGCAGGGGGCTTTATTATTTAAATTACTTCTTAACTGAAGCCTTAGCTGGTGTCTCTACAACCTTAGAGGTTGTCCTCTTCTTAGGCTTTAGAGCACTGATGTCAGCCTTTAGCTGTTCAATGTCATTTGCGTGAGACTGAAGTAGCATAAATAGAGCTTCTAGGTCTGCGATTACTTTCTTTAATTTACCGAACATTATTATTCCTTATTGTTTTCTGATATTAGTTTTACTTCACATGCGTCAGTGGTGCAATAAGCCTCACCAACAGCATCTGCTGCCATACCAGCATACACCCCAGTAAAGTCAATTGCAAATAATTGCATTGCATACTCGGCGTATTCCTCCTCTGATATTTGAGTGTATGGCATCTGTGGGTACACATGGTTACCCATAGGGAGGAAGCTTACAGTTTTCAGTTGGCCGTCATACATATGCAAGACAGTGCCAACATCATTCTTTTCTTTTTCTGCATCGAACGTGATAGTCACAGAGACAGAGTTGTCTGACCACCAACGTTGAGCAGTAGCAGCTAGGTTCACCTTTTCATATATAGACACTTCCTTCTCACTACGCTTAGCGTCAGTCTTGATAGGGAAGAATACTACAGATGTAGTGTCTGGTGATTCGCTAGCTGGTTCTACACGATAGTTAGCCATCTTAAACAAAGGCAACATAGGGTCATTGTTTCCAAAACGTATAGCACGTAGGAAGAACTTACCACCACTAGGCCAGTGAACGCCTGGAGACTCTCCAGCCAAGATAGACACAGTACCAGAAGGCTTAACTGTAGTCATCTTGATTGACTCACGAATACCTAGCCACTCTGAGTAAGAGGTGTCGTAGTCACGTACAGTCTTGTAGCCTTCATCCATCCACTCACGTAGAGCCTGCATACCTTTATTGTCAGCAAAGTTAGCCACACCAGAAACAGAGGTACCAATACGGCGGTTCCTCTGCATGATAGCATTAGTTTCTTCCCAGTGTGTTGGCAGTAGTGTCACAGTCTTAGCGTACAAGTACGCAAACTTCAATGTGCGCTTGAAATCCTCAAGGGATTCGTGGCGGTTCAAATATGTTTCCACCAGTGTACACATCTCAAAGCTTTCAAGGCTCTGCTCTGCACAAGGGTTGTAGCCAACCACACGCCTGTCTTTATTATTAGGCGCGTCAACTAGGCGTCCATATTTACGAGAGACGTCCATCCATATAACTCCAGGCTCACCGTTGCGTACAATACCATCAACGATAGGGCTGAAGTCTGTCCCAACACAAACATCTACTGAGTTGTTACTCATCCATGCCCATCCAGGATTCTCAGGGTCATATGAATTACGGCTCGGGAACTTGTCGGCATTCTTTAGGTTTAGGAAATCCTCATCATCAATACGGCCAATCAACAACTCAGCTGAACGGCGTACGTTACCTGAAACTACGCAAACGCCAATCATATTACCAATATCGGCAATATCAATACGTGTTAACTTTTCGCCCTTGCGACCATAAAACATCTTTTTAATGTTTTCATGCAACTTAATCAATGGCTCTGGACCGGATGCTGTGCCACCAAATGTCTTGATAACTGTTCCATATGGCCTAATATCATCATAATTGAATTCATATAATGGCTGGTCTGGCTTCAAATACGAATTAATCAACGCTGTTGTTGATTCTGCCCAGCCTTCGCGGGTATCCGGAATCACATACTCCTGAACAATTACTGGCTCGTATATATCAAACCCTTTATCTGCACCTTTATCATCAAACCCTACGCCCACTCCCAACATGCTTGCTTCCATCAGGAATGCGAACGGCTTGCCTGGATTGTTTTTGGTCATTTCATTGGTGCTGACAAACGCGCAATTCTGCAATGCTGCTGAATTCTTTTGCTCATTTACAATATCAGTACCCATTACCCACAACCCACGCCCTGGCGGTGTCCACTTTAAATTAAATAAACGGTCATACGCTTCTTTGGCTGACGCCGCAGCTTTTGCGTCGCTCCATGGCAAACGGTTCTGCTTTGCGTGGTCTTTCTGTAATGAATACATACCATTAATAACACGCTCACATACTTCTGCCCATGTTTCTTTGGTACCATCTTCCTTTTTACGGGAATATGTGCGTAGGAATGTAACTTCTCCTACCGAGTTTCCGGCAACGTCTGCATAACCAAATGGTGCTTTCTTGTTCTTGTATCCTGCAACGAACTCTTCTGCTAATTTAAATGAAAAACTTGTCATATTATTTCCTATATCTTTATTGTTGAATGTCTAGTATCTCAGGTATTACACTAATACTCTTCTACTAACTTGTCAAATAAAATGTCGACTATATCGATTCATATACTTAACATGCCTATTATCAGATAACTCTACTCGAGGGCATCCCGTATAATGTGTGTGGTTTGGTCTTCAGATAATGGCTTATCTAGGTTGCGTAATACGGATGCGCGGTCACCAAAAATACGTGATAATGCGCCTCCCTCTGTCTGACGACTTGCGGTAATCTGGATGAACTCTTTATTAGTTTCCAGCTCTTTCATACTACTTACTAATTTGAATAAACGGTCTATCTCCTGGGATACATTTGGGTCTGCGTATCCACCGTTCATTTCCTCTGCGAACCGCATGAATGCTACTCTTTGCCCCTGCATTTCAACGATTGCGGTTAATAATGACTTCAATTGTTCTTTGGTTTTTACCTCTACTGGCAGGTTGAACGCACATGTGTTTGCTGGCTTAAATGCTGGGCAATTGGCGGCTACGAAACAGGTATCACACTGACGTAAACTGCTGTTATTCGACTGTACAACTGGTACTTCTCTTAATACTTCATGGCCGTCTATATTGTCTACAATGGACTTCATTTGGTACCCAAAAACAGGCATTGGAACTACCTCATTTGGGTCTCTTTGCACTACTTCTGTGCGTTCAAGTTTCCGCTCTTCACCATCACTGTTATTAGATGACCCCACCCCTAATTCCATCAAACCACTGTATAGGGTATCATCACTGTTATCAGATACTATACGCTTTTTATTGTTATCCATTGTCTTCTCTAACTGTAAATACGACCAGATTGCAACTTTTGTTGCTTCTAGTGTGTCATCTTCTACGAACTTTTTGAAATCTAACCCAGCTTTTTCTACAACTGATTTGTACCTTAAACGGGCCTGTGCCTTCATATTTTTAGGATAACGTATTAGTTTAGTATTATCCCATATAATGGTCTCACCGCGTCTCATAGGGCTTATCCAGGCCAATGTAGAGGCATGGTCAAACGGTATTTGACGTAGGTTATCTGGTTTTGCTGTTGCTAACGCCATAAACTGTGTTGAACTGGTTAGTTTTATGGAACGAACAATCGCTGCCAGGGATGTTAACGACTCTACTGCATCTCCGGGAATTGCAATATTAGCGTACTCTGTACCCCAACGCTTTAATAAATTTTGTCCATAAATCTCGTGCCAAACAACCCACATCTTTGGGTCATTTTCAAATGCATCTCGCTGTTCTAGAATCCAATTAAATCCCATAACCTGTGAATCAAATTCAATCCAACCTTCAATACGGTCGTAATTCATTGCTATAAACTCTTCGTAATCTGCGGCGTATTCTTCTAACTCCATCTTGGACAGGTTAGCTTTGTCTGCTTGAACTGCTCCTGAATCTACCCATACTTTCATATTAGGTAGGAAATGTTCACCAATCAAATATGGCTTAGTCTTTGGCAGCCCACGCTTTTTCAACCCCCAGTAATTTAGGATGACGTGTTCTGCCCCGCTGCGTTCCAACAATGTACGATTACTTGGAATCTCTACCCCGCCAAATATTATCTTCATTCGAAATTTAAACCTTCTGTGCGGTTTAACCTGGCGTCTTTTGTGCGCAATTCATTTTGTTTGTTTATTGACTCTTCAATATCATTCCATGCCCTAACTGCTTTAGGTGCATCTGGGCGAAACTCTACACGGGTATAACTAGGCACGGCAAACATAACACTAGGAATTCCCATGTTAAATGCGTACGCCCATGCCTTTGGGTTGTTTGTTATAAATAAATCTATTGCACCTTTTGCCCTGACAACGTTAATCTGACGCTCAGCTAAATCTTCGCCCTCTAGGTGAACGGATGAGTCAACGATGTTATCAAAATCAACAATCTTATTGGTGTCTAACCAATGTTGAATTTCATTCTTGGATGCTGATGCCATTAATGTTACTTGGTTCCAACTGCTTAGGGTTCCAACCATGATAACCCCAGTTGATATTGGTACGTCGTTAGTACCTCTTAATACTCCGTCTAGTTCTACTAATACATGCATTAATCGTCCTTGTAGGTCTCTCCATAACAATCACATTTACAGTGGTCTTCGGTGCAAATTCCTTGGTATAGCTCATGTGCGCATAAACGGCACGTGTCTGCTAATGACATTATTTGTTCCTGTATACTGCTGCTCTGCGAATCAGCGTTCTTGCGTCTGGTAGTTCAACTCCATAAGGGTTATTACTTTGTAGGGTAGTCATCATATGCTCCCTAACTTTTCTTAACGATTGAATTGCACCACTACGCTTACCTGCTTGCCAGCGGTAGTTATGGAAATCTCCGTAACCTTCTCCGCTTCCGGAAAATGCCATTGACCTGTTAGTATGAATCTCATTATATAGGGCATTGCCCTGTGCAGCTGCCATTGTTACGTTGTTTTCTGCATTACGTCTGATGGCATCATTTCTAGAATATTTAATATCCTGCATTGATGTTGTAAACTTGGCTTCAATACTGGCAGCGGTGCTTAAATCTTTACTGGCAATACTATCCCATTCTGGGTTGGATGGTGGTTCCTGGTTTGGGTTTGGTGTAACTACCCATTCGTCATACTTTAAATCATACGCTGCATATGGTTTAATATCGCGGATATCTTCTGTGGCTAATGCGTAAAAGGTTAGCTCGTATCCATTCCAGTTTTCAGTGCTGCTCTGCAACTCATCGTGAAACTGCTCGTTTAACTGGTCAGAAATCTCTTTGTTTGATAAACCTGCATAATCAATATTGGCTTTACGAAACTGTACAAAATTAATTCCAATTAAACAATCCAGGTCTTTAGGTTCTCTGGCTGCGTTCCATTGGTAGGAAACTCCGGAACCAGCTAGATATGGGTGTGTCCACAACTGTGCTTGCTGGTATTTACGACCAATAAAATCGTTTAATATGCTTATAATGCCTGAACGCACCCACGACTTTATTGCCCGTCCACTAAAAAGTACTGGGTCTAATTCGGTCGCAGGTGCGCTGAAGTATGATGTAGGATTGTTCATATACCTAGTTTATGCTGTTACTTCAGGGCTTTCTGGCTTAATCTTACGTTCTGCAAGTTTTTCGCTAATTACCTCAGATACTGTTGGCTCTGATGGTGGTGTTAGCAACTGTACAATAGTCGCTGCTAGACGTTCTACCAAACGCTGGTCATCTACTTCTTTAATTAGTACATGTGCCCACTGGTAAACATCAGATACTGACGCATCTACTTGGGTTTCTGGCGCATCTTCTGGTTTCTTTAGGTCAACAGAAAATGTGTCATCTTGGTAAATGTTAACTACGAATTGTGACTTGATTTCTTTAGTTGTTTGTTCCATTTTATTCCTTCTTAATATAGGCCAAGGATTTGGCGTTTACGTTCTAACACTTTACCATGATACGGGCAGAAATGGCAAGTGTATACTTGGGGCCCTTGCAAATGTTCTGGCTTAGGCATTCCCAATTCTTTGCGTTCCATTGCTGTATCCGGCAATAAACGCTTTTTAGGTGTCTCATAATCTTCACAATTAGTTGTGACTTTATTATGTGCTATCCAGCAGCTCATAGCCTCATCAGCAAATGTCATTTTTGTTTCATAAAATGCTTTGTTAGGGTCTAATTCATCTAGGCCCTTTGAACCACCATCTGCTAGTTGTGCTAGGATAGCTTTCTTTTCTTCTGGATTGGCCCATGACTTTACTGGTACTTTAAACAGTTTACCTACGTGTGGGTCACCCGATGGAAACTTGTGTTTTTCTATCGAAATCTCTAATAGGTAATCAAAATTAGATGGGCCCTCGTAGTCTGGTAATTCTTCCCAGGTTTCGCATACCATACAACGTAGCAGACGAATGATTGGTCCATCAATCGGCTTGGACCCAATTACTGGTTTATTTGACATTGTTCTCCTTAGGTTCCATATAATAACCCGGTCCCATCGAAGGCATGGCTATATGGCCATTACTACGTACATACACGTATGCACCTACATGTGGGTTTTTGTACTCAGGGTTAACTTCCCAGTCGTATGGGAGTTGTTTTAATTCATCCGGAATATCTTGTTCCATTTTATGCTCCTTATATTTATACTTTTATACTACTACATATTTTTATTTATGCAACTAAAATTAACGAATAGTCTTAGTGTCTAACGAAGGTCCTTCAGTATCCGAGTTATATCCTTCAGTGTTTCCCAGTCCACCCAATAGTGGGTTAGTGGTGTCCTGTGTCGCTCTAATTGATTCTTCTCTAGAACGCTTTTCTTCTTCTGGGTCAGACAGGTCAACATATGAGATATTTCCTACCTTAGTTTTAAGTGCCCGTATCTTTTTATTAATTTGGTGAACTTGCAGTAATCTACGCTGTACTGGGTCGCCATTTTTGTCAAGTTTTGGATTGCCATTAGCGTCTGTAAGTGTGACACTTGGTACCAACCCTTTTTTGTGGGCTGCGGCAAAAGCTTTTTGCTTATCGTGGTACTCTTTGAAAACATCAACAATCTTGTCTGGTTGACTCATGATGTCTTTATACGCGGCATCTTCTTTATCAGGATATAACGCAGGAATAATCTTATTTTTAAGAGTATCTCTAGTCCAGTTACTTTTTTCGGTATCGCCTTTACGCCACCTTGACTCTTTGTTACCACCTGTTGCATAGGCATCGTAAAGCTTTCTTCCATGCTTATACAATGGGTGGTTAGTGTTATCTATATAGATTGTGTTAGCCGGGTCTGCTGGGTACGTAATAGTACCTGTTACTGGGGTAGCTTTTACTGTAGGTTTTGAAGGCTGTGCAGGAATACTTTCTTCAGCTGGTTTAATGACTGGCTTTGGCCTCATAGCTTCATAAGATGAATTATCTGCATCAATTTTTGCCTGTCTGTCTGACATCATCTGCTTGTGTGCAGTCATACCTGGCCATGGAACACCTGGGAACGCTTGTCTGTGCACCTGTTTTGCAACACCAATTGCCATAGTGTTAGTCTGTTCTTCAGCATCTGCTGCTCTTAGTCGTGAAAGCTCGGTACGGTTAGCAACTTGTTGTGGGGTACTATAAGGAGTAGAAACGCGTCTCCCAGGAATTGCGTAAACTTCCTTACTCATAACCGGTTCACCACGCTGTACAGACGCAGGAATTATTTCCCCGGTTCTTGTATCTTTTTGTTCAGGTACAATATTAATTTTTGAGGCAACTTGGCGAGGTGCAAATGATACTTCCTGTGACTCAACACTACCTGATGTTCCAAACGCACTATTAAATGCGGCATCTCTTCTGCCTCTAAAAGTTCTTGTAGGAACTACCGCACCAGTTTGTTGCGCCTGTGTATTGCGCATGGCAAATTTTCTAGATAAATCAGACGGAGTATAACTAATATCGCCTGCTTCAGTTGTTTGAAGGTCAACTGCGTTTGATATTAAAGACTTTTCTGGCTTGTAGTTGGGTCCAAGAGCTTTTGCTTCAGACTCCTGCTGACTAGCAACGGCTCTAATTTGTGCTATCTTATCTGCGTTTTCTGGGTTGCTGCCTAAAGTATTTTCTAATGGTGCTGGGGTAAATTTCTTATTTAATGAGGGTGCTTTACGCGGACGCTTAGATTCTCCACCCGGAGTTTTTTCTGCCATTATAATACTTTCTTTATTAACTATTTACCAGGGTTTACTTTAGACGCAGCAGGTGCCTCTGAAGTGGCGAACCCGTATCCAAAGAATGGGTGCAGTGTTTGGCGGTTGTCTAGAGTTTTTTCGTGACCATCGTGGTCCATAACCTCAGTGTCAGGGCGAACCTTACGGTACTTACCATCAGTTGCACCTTCGTCTAGGCTGGCATTCATTGAACGGCTAGTATTTACGGCCATTATTTCTTCCTTCATTCATGTCATTCGCAAAGTTATTTACGAATTCCTGTTGGTGCTCACCCATCTGGGATTGCAAAATATCTGTAGTTAAAGGGTAGTCTACCCTTTGACCCATTTCATCTCTTATATCAAACGATTTTGCTGCTTGATTTAAGTGGTGCCCTGCGTCTGATAGTTCTAGCATAGCAGATGCGCTGTATGGTTGCTTATTATGCTCATTTTCAGAGGACTTAATAGCAGACATAGCATTCTTTAAATGTCCTGTTATGTTTTTTACATTTTCGTAACCCAAATTACGGCCATGTTCGCTTGCGTAATCCAACATATGGAAATACAAGTTTTTGGCTTTATCAAATGACGGGTGAGACATTATACCATTTTTCTATTAATACGGTCCTGACGACGCTTTTCAGCGCAATCAGGGCAAATACCTAGTTTAGTGTACATATATTCTACTGGATTCATAATTATACCACATGTTGGGCACGGGTGAGAACCTCGATAATTTACTGCATTCTTTGCTATTTGAAACGCTTGAAGTTCTAGCGTTAGAGAGCCATCTCCATCATCCATTATTTACCTGCACCACTACCATCTTCAAAATGAACTTTTAATCCACGTTTAGCAGCTACTGCTGATTCAACTGCAGGAGTAAGTTCCGTATCTGCAGCAACAGGAGCGCCAGATGTCATACGTCGTCTATTAGCTGTTGCAGGTGTTGCAGGAGTAATAGCCTCTTGTTGTTCCGCAGTATCTAGAGTTGCGCCAGTTTTTCTTGCGTTTTTAAGCTGTACTGCTTCTCTTTCAGGGGAAATTGTATCCGATTTGTCCGCAAAGTCCGTTGCTTTAGGATAAAATGCTTTTAAAGTTCCTTGGGTTGGAGATATACCTCTGCCCTTGTCTTTAAGGGTTGCTAAGTCCTCAGCAAAAATTCTTTGAGTAACAGGGCTTTTTAAGTCCAGTTTGTAATCTGTCCGTGCAGCCAATACCTCCGTCTTTACTTGAGGCTTTTTAGTTTTTAAACTAGGTAGCTCGCTAAAAGGGGATAGTTTAATAGGAGATTTTGTTGTTTTTGTTGATTCTATATACCCATGTGGGTCTAACGCAGGAGCGCTAGATTCAAAATCTTCTGGTCTTGCACCTTTATTATTTGCTAACCAATGGGTTTTTACTTGGTTAAGAACGTGCCATTGTTCTGGATTCTGATGAGCAAGTGAGCCTACCCAAGATTTTTTAACGTAACTTTTTTTAGCATTTGCTGCAGAATCTGCATTACGTGCTTCATCAGCTTCAAAGTGTGGCTTTATAAGCTCTCTTGGGGCAGTAATAGAGTCATACCTGGTTATTCCTGTATCTTGTGCTTCTGAAGGACCTTGCCAATCTCCTGAGTCTGGTACTGCAAAAGTTGCACCAGTAGTAATAGCCTTTGACCTATTTCTAGAGTCTTTTTGGGCTGCAGCTCGTTCTGTTTTTCGTTGAGCAATTGCTTCTTTAGCTTCTGGAGTTAGAGGTACATATCTACCTAGGGCTTTAGTAATATAACTAGGCTGAAGTTCAGTATCATATTCTCTATTTAAAATGTTCTTAACTTCCGATGCAGCTTCTGGGTGTACTTTTCTAGCACCTACACCCATAGTTAAAGCATGGTTGACATACCCATTTGTTGCTGCGGTTAACTTTGCCATTGAATCATAGTTAATTATAAATGGGCTTTTTTTGTCACCGTATCTAGAATCTTTAAACACTTCGTTGTACTCGCTTGAAGGTTTTCCTAGAGCTTCAGTGCTGTTAACGTGGCGAAGAGCAGCCGCTACACTATCAGAAGCATTAGTGAAATGTTCTGCAGCACTAATGTGGTCACCTGCATGGTGAGCTAACCAAGACTGAGTTAAACTCTTTTTAGCTTGAGACATTATAGTTCTGGCAGGAGTCATGCTATCGATTGTAGCATTTGAAACTGACTTTGCTGTAGTGCTAGTTCTTGGGAGCTCATTTACTGTAACTCCAAGTTCCTTAGCTCTTAGCTCTTGCTCTTCTTTACGTGCTTTATCTGAATCATAGGTAAGTTGACTAACTCTGTTATCAAAGTCACCAATAATACTAGCTAAAGCATTGTGGTAAGAAGTATTTTCACTAATTTTATTAGGGGCTTGTTCTTGAGGAACTAGTAACTCAGACTCTGAAGTAACTTTGTTACCTTCTAAAGAGTTAGAAAAATTAGATACGTTTTCTTTAAAGGAGGTTCTTTCCGCCTCAACCTTGGCCGTAGCAACTTTTTCTCTAACCTTTTTAGCGGTTTCTTTTTTAGACTCTGCTTTTTTAGTCTTTTTTGCGTTTGTTTTAGCTGCAAGGGCCTTGATAGCTGCTGGGGATAAATAGTTTCTTTCAGCCATTATCTACTCCTTTTTTTCGGGTTACGGGCTGGAGTGTTTTCCTCGATAAGTTGAGAGGCAGCACGTTCAGCAGAAATTCTAAGAGTTTTTTCGTTTTCTAGTTCGTTAATTCTGGATTTAATAGCCCTTTCAGCTTCAATTTGCCTGTTGCTAATAGCAGCACGCTTTCTCTTAGGAAGAGTGTCCCAGTTTCTTGGCTTTTCTGTTGCAGGTTTTGCGGGCTTAGTAGCTTGTGGAAGAGGCTGTACAGGAGTGCGAACTGTTTGAACCATAGTGTGAGCAGGGGAAGAGCTTAGTTCTTTCCAAGTCATTGGCTTATTGTTTTCATCCATGTGAGGAACTTCGTAGCCATTTTTGTCAATAACTTTTAAACCAATGTGTTTTCCAAATTCAACAAATTTTCTGTCTTCAGCTTTAGGGAAAGGAATCTCGTTTCCTTTGTGTATAAGCTTCCTGGTTCCTGGGATAATTTTTCCAGTAACAGGGTCAGTATCATTTGCCACAAAAGCTCCTTGAGGAGCAGGGTTTGGGTGTACCGCAACCATAAGTCTATTAGTCTTCACAACATTTTCTGGGCTTCCAGTAACACTGGACTGTACTGCAGCACCTGACCCACCAAAACCAATTGCATCAAAAGGACGACCCATAGATGTGCTTACGGCAGTTTGTGGACCTGCGTTTGTATCGCTCCACTCTTGTGAGCCTTTAACAGTTCCTGCTTGAGAGAACTTTAACATTTTTCTGACTACAGAAGGGTTTAGTCCTGCGTAAAGACCTCTAATAGATGGGTCCTTAGACATCATTCCTAGTCTTATTCTTGCTAGTTTTTCAAAAGTGTCTCGACTGTTTTCTACTTGAGACATCTCTCCTCGGCCAATTTTTAGGGTCTTGTTTAATTTACCTGCAGATTTTGCCATAGGGAATTCTACTAATGAATGAGCTCTGTCTTCATCAGTTACACCAGTACCAATAGGTGGTTGTCCAGCTTTGGTAATATCAAATACTGAACTATGCATGACTCTGTTTGCGGTGTGCAGTGCGTCAGTTGCAGTACGCATGTGGTTGTTAGCTTCTTCAACATTGTTTGACGCTTTAGCTTTTTTAGCTAAACCTAAATAGTATTCTGCTGTAGCTAAATGCGCTCCAGCATTTGCATGGCTGTCATAAGCTGGGTGGTCAACAAGCTCATTTCCTTTGCCGTCTGTAAGTTCGGCCCCAATATTGTCATGGTGGGTGTTTAATATAACTAAATTAGCTGCAGCATTTTGAAGTATTTGTCTTTGGCTTCTAGTAGCTTTTCCTGTTCCAGGTCCTTGCGGCATATTTTTGCGAAGCTTTGCTTCATATTCGCTACCTGCACCTGTACCAGATGATACTGGGCGTCTTTCTTTAACAAACTTCTCTGGGCGTACTGGTTGGTTAAACGCTTCTACTTTTTCATTTGCTATTGGGTTACCCTGTGCGTCGTGAGTTTCACCAATAATTGCTCCACCAAGACCAAGGAATCTGTTTCTTTTTCTTTGGGCATCTGCTGCGTGTGAGCCGGGATACTTTTCTTTAACTTCTCTAGGACTAACTGGGTCAAACTCGTCAGAAAATTTAGCTGGCTCTAGTTTTTTAGATACTGGGTTAAGAATTAAAGGACGCTTGACTCCCTCTTCGTCTACAATGTGTTGTAGTCCTGCAGCAGGAGCAGATTCTGGTGCTACACTATTTGGTTCACCGGCTACAGGAGCTCCTCCTGCACCACCGTGACCATTACTAAATTCGCCTAAATTACCTGCCATTAGTTATTTCCTAAATCATTTCTGCTTGAACCAGAGTAGCCGCCTACTCCGCCTGAATACCATGAAACTCTTGGTTCTGTATATATTCTATTAATACTTACAATATCATCTATACCTGGTTGCTGACGGTCCCCATACCCATATCTAGGTGGGAAAAGCTGAATCTGTGGCAATGGTGCTTTAACCATTTGCTGCAGGTTAGCTCCAGGAACTGTCATAACCATTAAAGCTTGTTGGGTAAGTCTTTCTTCATTACTTGCCCAAGGTCCATTATACGACCATTTTGGCTGTTGTGGGGCCTGAGTCCAAGGTTTTGTATAATCATATCGGCCATCAAAAGAGTACGACATTACGCCCACCTTGGTTTTAGATATGACATTCTGTTAGCTCTTTTAGCGTCAAACGCCATTGGAGAGTCTGAACGCATGTTAGACTTGCCGTCGTTTACTAGGTGAGGCGCAGGAACCAGCGACTGTTCTGGAGTAGCTCTAGGAATCATATAAACAAGGGCACCATTAATATTAACTTGTTTAGCTTTCATTTGGCGTTTTATACCTGATTGGTCGCTAAAATCTAGGCTCCAGTAATAGGCGTTAGGCTCAATTCGTTCACCTTTGTGAACACCACGCTGATACGCTTTTTGATTAACTCGGTTTTTAATTGAGTCAAGAAGGCGGTCATCACGTCTAGAACGGATTGTTCCTAAATAACCGTCAGGATATTCTGCTGAGGGAACGCGGCCTGTACCAATACGCATAGCGTCAAGGTCACCACGTGCAACAGCACCACCATAGCCACCTTGATTGTTATAGCCGTTAAGACCATTGCCACCAATAGATTGCCAGTTTTGTTGTGGGCTAAAATTGTTTACTCCACCAGCCATTAGAATCCTGTATCTACGAGAGTTCCACGGTTACTCAGTTGGTAACCAGCCAATGAGCCTGGTCCACGATTAACGTCAGCAGATTCCCAAGTAATATTAGCAGAACCTGTGTTAGATTTCATAAGTGATTGAGTTCTTGTTCTACCTTCAAAATGGTGAACATCTGCAACATTCTGACTAACAGGACTAATTATTTTAGCAAATTGACTTGCACTCATCTTAGGTGGGTTGGGGTGTGCCATACTTTGCATTACTGTTGACTCCAAGTTGTAGAGGCCATGGTTTTAGCACTATATGGTCGAACTTTTTGTCCAATACCTTTTGCATGACGAAAGTTTGAAGCCATATCTGCGTTATAGCTTCCCAAAGAAGATGCATTTAATGACAACGGAGTAGGTGTGTAGGAGTTTGCGTCCATCATTCCGCGTGCACCAGGGTCGCTATCGACCTGTACATTATTAAACTGACCCGCTGCTAAAGCATCGTTCATTTTAACCTCTTATAGGTAAGACTGGCCTTCAGCGTCCTGGAATGAACCATTGACGCCGGCAACAGAAGGTACAATTCTAGCACTTGCCATTGTTGGACCAGCTGATGGGTCTAACTGAACAAAAGTAGTCTTTGGAGTAATGCGGTAAGTTGCACCAGTCTTCTCAATGTTCTGACGGTTCTGCTTAGTACCTGCAGCAGTTGGGTCCATTGCCTGAGTGTTCTTCTTAGGCATTAGGGTTCCAACAAGTGCCGGTGCTGCAGTTACCTTGTAGGCATCCATGCCCATAGGTACTCTGTGACTACCTGCCATTGCTGCATCTTGCATAGCTTCGTGGTGAGTTTGGTGTGAACGTGACATGCTGTTTCCTAACGATTCTAGATAGTTTGATGGTTCACCGGTACGACGTCTCATACCATGGCCCATTGATGACTTAGTTGCCATTGGAGCTCCTTAAAATTAACTTGCTGATATTGCGAATACTATTGCAGAGATTTCGCCATCTCTTGATTCAATAGTAGTAAATCCAGGCTTGCATGTCAGGTCTAAACCACGTGGTGCTACATATCCACGTGCAATAGCGATTGATTTTACTGCCTGGTTAACTGCTCCAGCACCTACAGCACGAAGCTTTACAGCTTTGTTTTCATAGATAGCGTGGGCGATTGCCGATGCTACGGATTGTGGGTTTGACCCAGCTGAAACTCGAAGAAAGGGTTCTTCGGTTGATGGGACGACTAATTCTTCACTCATTTGTATTCCTTGGGTGTACGGGTTGTATGCCATCCTCATATTAAGATTACAGGTTTTACTCTATAAAATCCCTGTATTTGTCGTCTTTTATTTTTTCTTGGGTTTCTCGCTCAATAGCATCAATTGCTGACCCTGAGGCCAGTCTAGCTAGAGCATACGCATCTGCGGCGTTATCATCATTAAATTCTACTCCCCAACGTTTGTACATCTGTAGAAGCATTTCTTGCTTCTTGGCAGTACCTTTGCCTGTAGCATACTTTTTAAGTGTCATTGGGGGTATTTGAAGAGGAGGTTCAGGAAGTCTATACCAAAGTACTAGCTTTACTATAGCGGCTAGTTCTCCCAAAGCCAGGGCAGAATGGGAAGCTAAAACAGTGCCTTCCATTGCTGAGTCTTTAATAGTCCAGCCATGATATTGAAATTCAAATATTTTGCCATCAAGCCAGTTGTAGATATCAACAAGGCGTTGAATACCTCGGTACTCGGATTTTGCAACCCAAGTCATATGCAGATTAGGGAACTCAACAGACACCACCGAGAGAGCGAACCCTGTTAGTGATTGGTCAATACCTATAGTTACTTCTTGGTTGCCTGGGAGGAGGCCTCCATCAAATTCCTTAATCTTCATTATATACCTAGTCCGTAGACTTCCACATCTTTAAATATTTCATTAGGCCTTTCATAGAAACTAGTAGCCCTAGGCTAGCAGCAGAATGTGCGTTAGAAATGGGCTGTGAGCTCTTTGGAGGCTCTACAAGGTCGATATACTTACGTAGCGCTTCTGTCTTAATTAAGAGCACAGCGGTACCATCAGGGGACGCCTGAGCCCACCATTTAGACTCTGTACCGTTAATTCCTGAAGGAACTGCATCCTCTACTTTGCCATCACGATACTTATGAGTTTCAACGTAAATGTTCCCAGTAATGTTAGTTTTATAGTCCGTTTTGACTTCAATAGTTACATTAGGGTCCTTGCTGTCTTCAAACAGTAAATCTAGTAGTTGTTCACCTACTTCACCACGTTCCATGTCGCGGTCAAAACGTGGTTCAAATCCTTGTGCTTTCATTATTTATCTCCTAATTTGTCAATTAATTTCATAGCTAACTTCATACTTACATACCCAATAACTAGCCCTATTACAATTACTACTGCACTATTCATTTGGCCACTCTCCATCTAATACTAGCATTGCAATAATAGCATAGTTAGCCATGTCCAAGAATGAGTCACGTAAACTTTCATTCTCAGGTCTAGCCTTGTTGTCAATCAAATGGTTGATGCGAGCAAACTTATCCCACATACGAACACGCAAACCGTTCAGTGGTCCACCTGGACTATGTGCAATATTTTTTGGTCCATAGTCTTTGTGCTTGCTAAGAAGTACGTGCTTTGCATGTTGAAACTTCTGTTGAACAGCCTCTTCAAACTTTGTGTTTAAACCATTTTTACGAATTTCTTCTTTCATAAATTCTGGTAACTCTTCAAATTTTCCCATATTATCTTCTTCTTCTAGTTTTTCTGTATGCATGTCTGTGTACAGTTCCTTCATATATCCCATTATATATTCCTCCTATAATCATTAGAACGACGTGTGATTTCACGGCTAACCAAGGATAGGTCACGCTCGTGATTTGTAAGTAGCATTTCAACTAACTTACGATAAGCATACTTCTCTTCATAATCGTTGTCAAGTTGCACAATCTCTGTATTAATAGAGACTTCTGCTTTGATAGCTGTGATACGCTCACCCTTTGCCTGAGAACCCATACGCCTAATTAGCATAGTGTTTTCAGTAAAGTCTTTCTTCTTAAGGGCTCCACGTTCTTCCAGTTGAGCCATGGTTAACTGAGAGTTAATATAATCAGTCCAAGCAGTTAGGCGAGTAAAGAGTTCACCTAGCTCCTCTGAATCAAGTGTTGTTATATCTGACGGTAACCTTACCTGCTCACCTTCCGGCTTGTAGAAGGTAAGGCCCCAGTCTTTAAACTTCTCCATTGCACTCATTAGTCCTCCTTATATGGTGCACACTGCTTGCATGTTCCGCCAGGAACGTTATTACACTCTGGTGCAATACCAGCCTCTACGGCATCTACAACTAATTTAGCGTTGTCAAACACGTGACGTACAAGCTCGTAATCACGCTTAACACTAAACTCTTTATAATCTTGGTCAGCTTTGAGTTCATAAATAAATACAATCTCGTTTACATCGTGGCCCATACGTTGCATAAGTTCAAGGTAAACCTGACCCTGCATAATGTGAGTAGGGAATGGGCGACGAACGTTCTTCCATGCCTCCATAAAGTTACCATCGGCATCCATAAACAAGTTAGGAGCTTCTGAGCGAATAGTTCCTGGACCAATAGATTTTATTTCAATTAGGGTATCGTCTCCAATACCTTTAATCCAGCCGTCAGTGTGACCAGCAATACGTAGTTCATCGTCAATAAGAGTAACTTCACGGTACTCTACAGTGTCACGTCCACAATTATCACAGGTAATTTTTCCAATGCCAAAATAAGAAAACCCACACCCGGTACAACCAAAGCGACCGTAAAGTACACCCATTTCCTGGAACCAACGTTGCCATTTAGCGTGGATTGTGTGGCCCTCGTCAAAAATAGACTGCAACCGTAGGTTAGGCTTTTCAGCAATTTTAGTGTGGCCACTTAGTAGGAAGAATCCTGCACGACGACAGTAATCCCTTTTAATAATTTCTGATGGGTGAAGTACAGTCGTACTACGGTCACCCACAGGACGTGCCATGAGGTGACGTTCAATATCTCCCATTAAACGTGTTGGTTTCTTTTTTGCATCTAAGAACCTTGCAAGGTCTGATTTACTTGATGATACCGCCATTTACTTTTCCTTTTTATTTAATTGAAAGACATATTCTTTCAAGGTCATACTATCTTTATACTGCCTTTGCCATTTACGCACAAGTGCATTTCTTTCACGGTGACTTAACCCGCCCCATATTCCATGTTGCTCATCTGATTCTATTGCAGACCACAGACATTCTTTACGAACTGGGCAAGGTGGAACTTCCCCGTCTACTCCAAAACAATATCTTTTTGCTGCATCTGCTGTTGGTTTATAAAGAGCTTTATCTCTCGGTGGAAAAAATATATCAGGGTTTGGTATATCTTTGCAAGCAGAATCATTAATCCACTCTAAATCATTTAGATTAAACGTTTGCATTAAGTTTATCCCATAATTCTAAGAAGTCCGTCTCCATTAGAATGACATAATCTTTTCCATCTAAGTGAATTCCAAATACTGGAAGCCTACCATCCATAATAGCCTCATCGCTGATTTTCTTCAACTCTGCGGAGCTAATAGTTTTTGATTTCTTTCCTGTCCATTTATGCTCAATTAAAAGTGTGTCACTACGTACATCACCTTTACGGGACCAGAAGGCCCCAGAAGCAGCCGTGGTTTGCCCTCCTACAGCTTTAGCGAGGCGTTTCTCGTGCTTCTGGGACTGCTTCTGTCCTTCGCTTTTCACTACTCAGTCACCGCCATAGGGCCAGTTGGAGTGGAAAGTACTTTATCACGTAATTCTTCAAACAAGTCAACCTCTTCGCGAATGGATGTAACAAGTGCTTCTTGGCCCTGCCACTTACGCTCTCCGTAATAAATCCATCCTCCACGACGGTCAACAATCTCTTTAATAATAACCATAGCTGCAACTTCTTTTGCCTTATCGTATTCTCCGGCATGATAGATGCTGTGGTCACTAAAGTAATAATCAATATAAGCAATCTGCTGTGGTGGGGCAGTCTTGTTCTTAATAACACGAATCTTAATACGCTGGCCTACACGCACCTTGTTGTTACCTGAACCAGTCTCAATCCACTCATCACGCTTAACTTCTGAGCGTGTGAAGTAAGCGTAGTCTTTACCTACACCACCTGGAGTAGTACGTGGGTCTCCGTGCATTACTCCAATCTTCATACGCCACTGATTAATAATAATTCCTAGAATAGGGCGTTCGTCTTCTGTTAGGCTACGCTTCATGGCCATTCCAGCTTTGCGGAAGAACTTGTTGGTGATAAGAGCTCCACGACCAACAGTCATCTCACCCATGTTCTTTTCATCTTCAGGCCCTGGAACTAATGCGGGGAGAGAGTCAATGACAATAGCATCAACTGACTTAGACTCGGCAAAAGCTAGTACAGCATCAAAAGCTTCTTCCATAATATTAGTTTCAATAACAATTACACGACTGCTATCTACTCCACACATTTCGGCGTACTCTGGAACCCACTGCTCTGCAGCAACCCATACTGTGGTATATTCTGGGTCAAGCGCCTGGTTAGCCGCGATTGTTTTAAGAGCAATAGCTGTTTTCCCGTGGCTTGGTTCACCAATGAGTTCGTTCCACTGATTAGTAGGGAAGCCCCCACCAAGAACGTAATCAAAAGTGGTAGAGCCAGTGGTAGCATGTCCAATAAGGTCTTCACGAATATTTCCTCCTATTACAACAGAGCCTTCTCCTAACTTTTTGTTAAGAGCAACCATAATTTTTAGTGCCTCGGAATTAATCACGAGCTTCCTCCAGTACATCGTATAGTGAGATGAATGTTGGGGTGCTGTTGTGCACCCACCATCCAACAGAGCCATTGTGTGTATCTAATATATTTTGCTCTACTAATATTGTAGCAACTTTCTCTCTTATATCCAAAAAAGTTTTGTCTTTAATTAATTTAATTTGTAATTCATCCATTTTATTATCCTAACTTTTGTCCGTTGGCTCCATAGCCATCTGGTATTGCGCTAAATCCACTGGTGCTGCTATTTCCTGTTGCTGCTTGCGGTGTTCCTGTAACGTTCGCACCAGCGAGGCCACCGTAACGTGAGCCAGACTGTTGTATGGGATAGCCGCAGTCGTAACAACGGAATGACGTTTGAGCCGTTGCAGCAAAGTAATTGCCCGACCCGCAGTCAGGACAAGTAGCAACCTGGTTAGCAGATTGCGCTTTACTAACCTGCGGTTGTTGAAAGGAAGGCATCGGCTGCATAGGTTGTTGTGAAGGTGGCATTCCCGGAGTTGGGTCAGGACGGCCTTGAGGGACCTGTGGTTGACCTAGCTTTTTAGCCCACCAATCTGCGTTATTCATTTCTTCTTTCCTTTCGGGAGCTTTAAAAGCCCCATATCAACTAGCTGAGATACTGAACCAAGTAAAGCTGACATAGCAACCTGCTCAAGAAGCTTGCGTGATTCCCACCAAGTTTCGTTAGTTAGTCCATCGACCTCTTTATTAATATTTGACTTTTGGTACTCTACTGAACTTTCAGCAAGAGCATGAGATTGCGCAAATAAAAGAGGAACTAGATGAGAGATGCGTTCAACACGCTTGTCGCTTTCATCTTCTTCCATCTCCCGTAGTTCCTCGCTGAGAGGTGAGCATCCTAGTATTACTGCTAGTTCATGAGCATTTTGAATCTGAGAGTCTATCAAAAACCCACGTAAACGTGATGTTACTTCTGATAAAGATACAGGGTCATTTACTTTTTTATTTTTCTTTTTCTTTTTTTTTGACATTACTTTGCCTCTCCCCACTTGTCAACGATTTGCACATCAGCAAGAAGTGGGACTTTGATTTGCTTGAGGTGGATACCCTCCATAGATTGGCGGATTGCGTTAGCTACTTCTTCTGCTTTGTGCTCTGGAGTGATAGTCACCAATTCATCATGAACAGTAAGAATAACGTTTACTTCTGGGTCGTCTTTGAAACATGAGTGAGCCCTGATAAGGGCTAGTTTCATAATATCTGCAGCTGAGCCTTGAATCATAGTATTAAATGCTTGACGCTCTGCACGACCCAACATACTAAAATCTTTTGATAATAGCTCAGGGATGTAGCGACGACGACCAAACATAGTTTCTACGAACGGTATCTTACCTGCATCTTTTGCCATACGGATAACCTTGGCTTTGTATTTTGATATAGAAGAAAACTCTGCCTCAAAGCGATTGAGTAAGTCTTTTGCCTCTTTTAAAGAACAGCCAACAGATGCGGCAATCTTATCTGGTCCTACACCATACGAGATAGCCAATACAAGAACCTTACCGGCTTTGCGGTCAACACCCATAGTATCACCAATCGCGGTGTAGACGTCACCACCATCGAGGTAGTTCTTTACAAGGACCTCGTCATCTGAGAAAGAAGCAATAATACGTGGCTCAATCTGAGAGTAGTCGGCAACAACTAACTTGTGACCTGGAGGAGCAACAAAAAGATTACGTACTAACTTACCGTAGTCACCTGATGACGGGATGTTTTGTAGGTTAGGCTCGCTGGATGAGAACCTACCTGTTTCTGCTCCATGTGCTTTAAAGTTAGTATGGACCCGACCATTTATAAGAAGGCTCTTACGCTCTTCAATCTTTATTTTGCCATTGGTTGTACGTTTGACTTCTCCACCGGTGTAGGGAGTTACGTAAGTAGTCATAAGTTTATTTAAGTCTTGATATTGCAACAAAGCGTCTACTAGGTCATCTTTACCACGATAAAACTCAAGTGCCTCAGCTGAAACTGAATAATGAGCCTGATTCAACTCTTCTTTGTTCTTTTGTGCTTCAAATCCTTTAAGAGTCAAAACGTGCTTGAACTTTGTGTTTGGCCTAATACGTGGAGACTCTCCACCAAATAATAACTCCTGCTTGACTGGAACTGAGTTGATAGAGAAAGCTTTGCCAGCAATCTTGTAGCAACGAGCCTCAGCATCCTGCTTGCCTTTCTCAATCTCTTGAGCAAGAATCTTAAGAGCATCTTGGTCAATATAAGCACCAGTTAACTCCATATCGCATAGGGCAACTAGCACATCCATCTCCAAGGTCCAGACCTTCTGTAGGTTCCCAGTAATCCTTGGAGCTAATGCTTGATATAATTTCCAAGTTAGTTCTGCGTCAATACCAGAATAATTAGCAACATCAGAAAAACTGTGTAAAGCGACATTTTCACCGACTCCTTTTTCCATATCTACGTGAAGCTCTCTAAGAACACACGACTTTAAACCTAAATCAAATTTATTAAGATTGTTAATAATAAAAGAAGCCATAAGAGTATCAAAGTGAGGCCCTGCAGGAACACGACCACCGTAGTATTTTGCAATAGATTTTAAATCAAACTTTGCGTTATGTGCAACCTTTAGTTGTGGACCAAACATTATTGGCTCAATAGCATCAAAAACTTGGCGAGGAGTCAATTGAACTGGAGGCTCACCAAATTTAGCTGTCCACTTACGCTCATCTTTAGAGTAATGGGACTCAAGCAGAGCCTTACCTTCGGCTAGACGACGCTGGCCTTGTAGGAGAAGAGGTTTATCATGGCCTTGAAGTTCACCATTAGGGTGCCCCATAGGAATAACATCTACACGTCCTTCGGTTGCAAAAGAAATCCAACAGACATCATTAATGACTGGGTATAAGCGATTATCGCCAATTGTTTCTACGTCAAACGCAAATGCATCGACTTTGGAGTAGTACTCCACAAATTCTTGTAACTGTTTGACAGTTGTAATTATGTTCATAAGAGCCCCTTATAAAAAGAGTGGAGGGTCAGGTAGAAAGGCGTTTCAAAAACCCTGACCCCCCACAGTATTGAGTGGTTAGGAAATGAGCTGGCGAGCAACCTTTAGCAGGTCTTCGCGGGGGCTCACGTAGACTGCGCTCTTGTCATATGCTACCGCAGTAGCTGCGAAAGTAATAATACTTTCATCATCCAGCTCCCACTCGTCTGCAAGGTCAGTTCCACGTACACGGTCAAGTGTGTATTGGGTCGTGTTGCCTGAACCTGTACGAGATACAGCCCAGTAGTACTTGGTTAGTGGACCACGACGTGGGTCATCGTTTGCAGCCTGTAGCTGACGAGCGAATGACGGTGGCGCAGTCATAATCTGTACGTTTGGCTCACCGTCAGATAGAACGATGATGTTGAATGCAAACTTAGGGCGAGGCTTGTCACCAGCAATAGTACATAGTGGACACTCGTCACCTAAACAAACAAATGAGCGACGGCCTTCCTTGATGGCATCAATCCAGTGCATTTCATAAACTGCGAATGGCTCGTCCTGCATAAAACGGACAAGTTGTGCTTGGTCGCTGAAACGGAAGTCAGTCGGGTAGTCCCCTGCTTCACGCTTTGGCTTTAGTGCTGTTGCAGCAGCTCCCCATCCAGACTGGACAGTGGTGCCGTGCTTTGGGGCAATGTCAACGGTGTCTTCGGCTAGGTAGCTGTCTGCGTTAACGCTTGGTGAGTATGTCATAATTTACTTTCTTGTCTTGAGTCTTGCGACTACTTTATTTACTTGAGGCAATCTGCCTACTATTACATTATAGTGCGTCTTTCCATCTTTGCACAAGTGTTTCTGTTAAATCGTGCAAGTCTTTCCATTCTACACGGGCGGAGCCAAGGAGCCCACGTTTTGCAAACTCCTCAATGGCAATCTCAATTAACTTTTTAGTATAAACGCGATTACCATTTACCTTTTTACCATTAAGTGACTTAGAACGCAAGCGATATGGAGCAATTGGTATATAACCTTTTTTCTCCCACAAACGAATAGTTACTACCTGTTTGTCTAATGCTAACGCTAGAGCCTTAATTGTAAAAACTTCTGTTTCAACTCCCTTAAGAGTCTTAATTATTGGATTGTTATCCCAACCATTAGACTCACCGGAAGCTACCTTACGACGCTTGTCTGCTACTGGAGTAGACTCACGACGTTTTTGTTTTGAACCAGGTGCGCGGTCTAGACCCTCAAAAGCTTTGAGAATCTCTGCATCACTACGCATTCCTGCCATTATTATTTCTTTACTGTGCGTAGAGCCCAAGTTACTGTGACTGGGAACATTTCATCTAGTTGGTCTTCTGTAAGCTTATCTTGGTAATAAGCCGCCATTAGTGAGTCCTCATTAATAACCCGTTTCATTTCGTATATATCGTCTCCGATGCCTACTTCATCAATGATTTCTTCTGCACGGAACTCATTTAGTTTACGGCTAGAACGACGTTGCTTTTCTAAACGAACAACGCTATCAACAGGGGTTTCTAAATCAAACTGAAGATTACCCTTTTCGTCTTCAAGACCCTCGTCATCTAGAACTGCAAATAGTTTTTCACGAAGCTCTTTAGCACGGGCCTCAAAGATTTCCATTGAATTTTTAATTTTTATGTATTCACGTACCTGTGAGTTAAAATCATCAGGATTAGCTACGCGACCTTCTTCAGGTATTAGATTTGCCATTTTTGCCTCCTATAGTAGTTTGTCTGTTAAGAAGTTTATCAGACTTCCAACAGTTAAGTCAACTCCACCTTTAGAGTTGATGTTAGCTCCATCCAGGATTGCTCCTGCAACAGCGCCCTTCTGCTTAAGCATGTCATACTGACGCTGCTCAATTGAACCATTAACTAGTATATCTTGAATTGTAATTGTTGTCCAATCGCTTGACGTACGGTTTATTCTACCGTTACGTTGTACAGAAAGTCCAGAAGACCAGGGTTGGTCGTAGTTTACTAATAAGTTAGCTTGAGGCAAATCCACACCGTAACCACCAGCATCAGAGCTGACCAAAACGCGGATATCAGGTGTTGTTTGGAATCTAACCTTGGCGTCTTCTTTTTGCTTTGCATTCATCTCTCCTGTATATGGTACTGCTTTAATATTATTTTTTTCTAGCTCTTTAACTATAGAATCCACGGAGTCTAGATAAGAAGAAAACACTACGGCTTTGTATGAGTCCGCAATATTTAAATGTTCTTTAAGATAAGTAACAGTATAGTCCAGCTTGTTATTCCTGGTCAAGCCAGTTAATAGCTCTCCTAAAGAATGTATGTACATACTTCCACCGGTTTGTTTTTCAAAGTTAGCCGCACTCTTTACTAAAGAACTAGGGCTAGAACACAGCATTCGTAACGCTGAAATTCTAGACATTATTTGCCCCCGCAGTTCATTTGCTGGGTCACCTGCATCGTAAGTCTGACCGTAGTGTGCTGCCAGATTAAAGTTGGCACCAAACATTTCTCGAGCATCCATTAAAAGACCATACAAGTCTTCTGATATATAAGTGTATATTTTTGCTGCAGTACTATCTAGATTGACTAGCATAGGTTCTCGGTACACCGCATCAGGAAGGTACGGCTTTACATCCTCGTCCTTCTGAGACTTGCGTACAGAATGTTTAACCAGTATGTCATGTAACGTTTGCAGGTTTCGGTATCGCTGAACTCCACCAAAATGGTTTCGTACAATAAATGTCTTGTCAAACAAATCAAATCTACCCAAAACTTTAGGGTCAATGAACTGCATAATAGAGTATATTTCTTCAGGCTTGCCATTCTCAATTGGAGTACCCGTCAGTGCAAATCTAATAGGAATGTTTTTAGAAAGGTCTTTAACCTTTTTAGCTCGCTTAGCTCGGAAGCCTTTAATAGCTGTTGCTTCATCGCAAACTATAGCCCCAAAATCAAAGTTCTTTAGGTAGTCCCAGTCGTTTACTACCTGCTCATAGTTCATAATAATATAATTATGCTCTTCAGCAGTTGCGTATTGTTTAAATCGTTGAGTTGGTGTGCCATCAATAACAACAGCTGTGGAGTCGCTAAACTTTTCAATCTCTTTTTGCCACTGGTATTTAAGGCTAGCAAGGCAAAGTACAAGAGTAAGTTTAGGTTTGAGGGCTTCAATAGCCGCAATAGTCATAGGAGTTTTACCTAGACCCATTTCATAAGCAACTAGTATGCGTTGCTGAGAAACCATTTTCTTAACGGCTTCAGTTTGATACGGTTTCAGTGTCCCTTTGAACATAAGACGATTCTCCAAGTATTGACGATTTAGCGTTGGCAATACCCCACGCAATCTCATCATCTGTTAAATCACCAGGGTCTTTTGCTCCACTACTAGGATAGCTGAAAAAGAACAGATTTAAACCGTATTTACGGGCAAGCTTGCGTAGCTCCTCTGATGCTTTGTACCCTGCAGCATCTTGGTCAAAGGCAGCAATAATCTTGTCAGAACGCCTAAGAAGCTTGACCTGCTCTTCTGATATAGAAGAACCACAAATAGCCACGGCACCAGCAATGCCTGCACTAGCTATACGTGCACAATCAAGTGGAGATTCTACAACAATAACTACATCATCACGCTGATTCTCTGCACCAAACAAAGTTTTAGATTTCTGTAGACCACCAGGACGGTTGAAGAATGTGCGATGTACAGTACCTTTTTCTTGCCATCCCATCAACTTGTTATTCTCTGGCTCACGCAGTGGAAGAACCCAAGCTGCTTTTTTCTCATCCCAAAGAATACCATACTTCTCTGCAACCTCAGGAGTAATATTACGCTTGGCTAGCTCTTCTAATGGTGGTGCAACAAACACAGCAAGACGAGCCTCTGACATTGCCAACGGCTTAGGCATGGCCTCAATCCGATTAGGCAATGACTGAATCATCTCAAGCAACTTCTCAATAGGAATCTCAGAAACCTGAGACAACCATAAACGAGCAGCTACATAGTCATATGCGTAGTCCTTGCCCCAGACATCCTTGTAGAACTCATTAACGTCACAGACTAACTGGACTAAGTTACCCTTGTATCCACACGAGAAGCAGATGTGCATACCAGTCTCAGTATTAATCCACCAAGATGGAGAGTTATCTACACGACCGGTACGAGCATGATGCATAGGGCATAAAGCGTGAGACTCTACACCCCGCTCATCATGCTCAATACCAAGAGCATCAAGAACTAAAAGAATATCAACTAGCATTAGTATTTAGCCGACCAAGGAGTGCAAAACTTACAAGAACCAGCCGCAGACTCATCATGGAAACAACCTGTGTCCCACTTCCAAGTAATCGAAGTCTCCGATGGAGGACAGTTACGAGCCTGCACAACCTTCAAAATACGAATCTCATCATCCGACTCAACTGGCTCAAGACCAAGAATAACATCCGAATCCTGAAAGAATGACGAAGAATAACCAATAGAGTCAGCTGACACCTTGCCACCTTTCATCTTCCACAACAATGTTTGTG